GAATATATTCCGCAAAACCACCACCTCGGATCGGGCATCCGCCTAAAAGACACCGTCAAGCATAGGGGGGGGTCTGCAAAATTGCACCCCCTCCCAGCATCGCGGCGGTCTTCGAAAATTCTCCGGGGGTGGATATTTTTTGAAGCTCGACCGGTTTTTCTTGCGGGAAAGTATGCTGAAAGTGATTTGGAAGTAGCTTGAATTATGTTAGAAAGGGAGGCGAAGGCCTTGAAACAGGTAAAGAAGGAAGGGGCTCAGAAGGCTTCGCCGAAATTGCGACCGACTTTGACACCAGAGGCACGGGAAAAGAGGCTCATGTCTCTGGCTTTGGACGTTGCTGAGCAGAGATTGCTTGATGGAACCGCTTCTTCCCAGCTTGTAACGACAATTCTCAAGATTTCTACGGAAAGGGAGAAGTTGGAACGAGAGATCTTGGAGAAGAAGCGGGATCTTCTGGTGGCGCAGAAGGAATCCATCGAATCTTCCAAGAGGATCGAAGAGCTTTACGCCGAAGCAATCGAAGCCATGAAGCGATATAGTGTTCGGGATGGCAGCGAAGATGAAGAGTATGAGGAATTATGAGGAGCTTTCTCATATTTCGGACTTCAACGAACGGTTTGAATATTTGAAACTCGACGGAGTTATAGGAGATTCCACGTTTGGGTTTGACCGATACATAAATCAGAGGTTTTACCGATCGAAGGAATGGATGTCTGTTCGAGATTTCGTAATCGTTCGCGATGAAGGGATGGATATGGGGACTCCGGATCACCCGATCAATGGGAGGATCCTCGTTCATCACATGAACCCGATTTCCATTAAGGATATTTCGGATGCCACTGAATTTTTGTTGAACCCGGAGTATCTTATCTGTGTTTCTCACAACACACACAACGCGATACACTATGGCGATTCCAGCCTCCTTCCCGGAGGTATATTTGAGCGCCGTCCGAACGACACATGCCCATGGCGGCGATGAAGGAGGCATCTATGGACGACAGTATTCTTGATACCATCAAACAGTTGCTTGGTATACAGTCAGATTATACTGCTTTTGACACGGATATTATTGTCCACATTAACAGCGTATTTATGACTCTTAATCAGCTTGGAGTCGGTCCGGCGAATTGTTTTTCGATAAGCAGTACAGGAAACAAATGGAGTGAGTTTGTCGGAGATTCCGTCGATCTCGATGCTGTAAAGACATATATTTACCTGAAGGTTCGAACAATCTTTGACCCGCCGAGCAGCTCCGTCGTCATGGAAGCGATGAATCGGAATATTTCCGAACTTGAGTGGCGATTGAACGTTCAGGTGGAGAAATGAGAAAGGAGGTCGTTTTGTGACCGGATATAGAGTTGTTCGTGATAATGAGCTATACCACTATGGCGTAAAGGGAATGAAATGGGGAGTTCGTAGAACCGCGGCGCAGCTTGGGCATTTGGTTAAAAAAGGCGCATCCAAAATTAAAGATAGAATTTCTGAGTCGAACGAAAAACGAAAGATCAGAAAACAAAACGAGGCGAATAAACGTAAACCCGTATCCGAAATGACAGACGACGAACTTAAGCAGCGCTTAAATCGTTTGGATATGGAGAAACGATACTCTGATTATATGAAAACCCTAAATCCTAAAAAAGAAAGTAGGGTTAAAAAAGTTGTTGGAGAAATTCTTTCCAGCGGGATTAAAACCATATCGAATGCCGGTATTCAAAAGATATCAAATGCATTACTAGGGGATAAAGACGAGGCATCTGATTATAGTTTTTCCAATTTGTCAAAAGTTGGGGATAAAAAACTAAAGAATGCTATTCAAAGACTTAACATGGAAAAACAGTATGATAAATTGAGACAAGAAAAAATAGATAATGGTCGCAAAGCATTTCAAGAAGCCTTCCAAGCAAACGCTCCTAATTCAGTTCTGCTACTTCCAGCTCCAAAAAATGAATAAGCTGGTTGAGATAGGTGTGTTTTTATGTCTTTATCAAACACGGCTGTGCCATATTATTATGGACAATTCCGGGACGCGGTGATCCATGGAGAAATACCAATCAATCGGTTCATTGAGATGGAAATGTACCGGATCGACAAGCTCATTGAAAATCCTGGCATATATTACGATGATGAGGCTACGGAGAGATTCATCAGTTTTTGTGAGAATGAACTTACACTGACTGATGGTTCTGATTTGAAACTGCTGGATACATTCAAGTTGTGGTCTGAACAGATATTTGGCTGGTACTACTTTGTAGAGAAAAGCGTGTACGTTCCGAACAAAAACAACTACGGCGGTCGCTATGTTCTTAAACGGATCAAGAAGCGGCTTACGAATGTGCAGTATCTTATCGTTGCCAGAAGCGCGGCGAAGACTTTGTATGATTCCTGTATTCAATCCTATTTTCTGACCGCCGATCAAAGCACCACGCACCAGATCACATGCGCTCCAACGATGCGCCAGGCTGAGGAGATACTTAATCCGATCAAGACAGCCATTTCGCGATCAAGGGGGCCGCTTTTCAAGTTTATGACCGAAGGGTCTTTACAGAATACGACCGGTTCCAAGGCGAACAGAGTGAAACTTTCTTCGACAAAGAAAGGCGTGGAGAATTTCCTTACCAATTCACTTCTGGAAGTACGGCCGATGAGTATAGACAAACTTCAGGGTTTGCGATGCAAAGTAGCGACAATCGACGAATGGCTTTCTTGCGACATTCGAGAGAATCCTATTGAGGCCATCGAGCAGGGCGCACAGAAAATAGACGATTATCTCATCATTGCTACCAGCTCCGAGGGTACGATTCGAAGCGGTGTCGGTGATACAATCAAAATGGATTTGATGACGATCCTCAAAGGAGACCGCCCGGCCCCAAATGTTTCGATATGGTATTACTGTCTTGATTCTCAGGATGAGATCGCCGATCCGAACATGTGGTTGAAGGCGAATCCGAATCTCGGAAAGACAGTAAGCTACGAGGTGTATCAGGAAGCCGTGGAGAAGGCAGAGACTTCCCCATCAAACAAGAATGATATTCTGGCGAAGCGATTTGGCATACCGATGGAGGGCTACACGCTGTTCTTCACTTATGAAGAGACGCTTCGACACCGGCATCGAGATTACTGGCAGATGCCGTGCTCCATGGGAATTGATCTTTCGCAGGGAGACGACTTCTGTTCTTTCACATTTTTGTTTCCCTTGAAGGACGGAGCCTTTGGTGTAAAGACCAGAAACTATATTTCTTCACGAACGCTTGCGAAGTTGCCGGGCGCGATGAGGCTTAAATACGACAGCTTCATCAAAGAAGGAAGTCTTGTTGTGCTTGAGGGCACTGTACTTGACATGATGGAAGTTTACGACGACATAGATCATCACATAGAAGAAAACTCTTACGATGTGAACTGCGTGGGATTCGACCCTTACAACGCCAAGGAATTTATTGCTCGATGGGAAACAGAGAATGGACCATTTGGCATTGAAAAGGTGATACAGGGAGCGAAGACCGAATCGGTTCCGTTAGGAGAGCTTAAGAAACTTTCTGAGGATCGAATGTTGTTGTTCGATCAGGAACTTATGACCTTCGCGATGGGGAACTGCGTTGTTCTAGTCGACAATAACGGCAATCGAAAACTCTACAAGAAACGCGCCGACTTGAAGATCGACGCGGTGGCGGCTATGATGGACGCTTATGTGGCGTATAAGATCAATCGTGAAGCGTTTGAGTGATTAACCTTTGAATATTCTCGATAGTGTTTTTCCATTTTCAGAATAGAGTTCGTCGGTTTTTTCATAAGAATAGTCGATTGCCCTATGCCATTTATTTTTGTATCGAAATAATAATTCACCGTCTACTTCTTTTGTCGGGCATGTGTATATTTTACTATCAACAATTTGCAGCCAATTGAGGATTCTATTTACTCCCAAGACTCTCATTCAAATCGCTCCTGTTTACCATTTTTGAATAGTATATCACGATAATTCGAATAAATCAATGAGGAGGTGATACATTCGAATGGAAAACGTTCTTGCGCATTACGGTGTTTTGGGCATGAAATGGGGAGTTCGACGCACTCCAGAGCAGCTTGGAAGAAGAACGATACCAAAGGGCACGGTAATGTATAGGAGTACGACAAACGCCAACGAGTCGACTAATGGGAATAAATATGTCACGTATCTTCCTCCTGATAGAGACATGTATCGTGGATCATATGCAAATACTCTTAGAAGAAATACGGGTAAAAGCGAAAATGATAATTTGTATGAAAAAAAGTACAAATTAAAAGACGATTTGAAAATACCAAGTCGCGACGAAGTAAAAAGAGTTATTAAAGAAATCCAGAGTAAAGATGAAAAAGGCGAACTCGCAAAAGAAAATGCCAAAGCGTATATCAAAAATTTTTACAATGATAACAGTATCGAATTGATGGAATCTGCTTTCAGTATATTGGATAATAAAGGTATTTTTGATCCGAGTGATGCTGATTATTCAAAAGCGGTAAAAGAAGCGCGTGAGGAAGTTGAAAAAAACTTCTTAGGTCGATACGGTAACATATCGGTTGATGACTTATTTACAGACACTACCAGATCTTTTGGAACATCTACTCTAAATCGAGAAAAAGTTATAAAAGAACTTAAAAAGCGCGGTTATAACGCGATGGTCGACGAAGCTGGAGTTGGTTCTAACAAAACTGGTCGCGAAGGCGTTGATCCTTTAATCATATTTGATGGAAGCGAAGTTATGGAGGAAATCGGAACTAGTATTGTAAGCAAATCCGAGCAAAGATCAGCTTCGAAGAGACATGAATCATGGTACCGAAAAGCTAATCAGAATCGCGGAAGAGGTCAGTGGTAATTTCTATTACTAGGAGGTGTTATTTTTTCTATGCAACCAAACGAACTTTATCATTATGGCGTGATTGGAATGCGTTGGGGCGTTCGTAGGAATAGAGACACGGCTATATCGAGAACGTCCAGTCCAAGAACAAGAGTGTTAAAAGCTAAACTTGATATAGATAAAAAAAGAGTTTATGAAGGTAAGAAGCGTAAATATAATACGAAAAACTTGAAGAAGGCTCTGGATGCTTCCCAGAAATTTGATAAGATGCTTCAGGATAGAGTTTCTAGTTTGTCCAAAGGTAAAGCAGCGGCTCAGATTCTTTTGTTTGGAAATAGTGGTGCATTGACATATAACCGTCTTAGAACAGCGGGATATAAACGCGCTGCTTCTGCGGGCGCAGCGATGGTAAGTAATCTTCTCTGGCCGGTTCGATATAAGCTTGAAAATTCCCAAAATATAGTTAGAAAGGCGACCGAAAAGAAAGGACGTTGACCATGGGACTTACCGATAGACTGAAACACGCTTGGGATGCGTTTCGGAATCGCGACCCCACGACCATCGACTATGGACTCGGATATTCTTATCGGCCAGATCGCCTTCGATTTACCAGAGGAAATGAACGCTCTATTCTCACAGCCGTTCTCAATCGCATCGCTATGGATGCTGCTGCGATCGATATTCAGCATGTAAGGCTCGATGAAAATGGGCGATATAAAGAGACGATCGATTCGGGTCTTAATCAGTGTTTGAACATTGAGGCGAACATCGACCAGTCGGGCCGGGCGTTTCGGCAGGATATTTTCGCTTCTCTGCTTGATGAGGGTTGCGTGGCGATCGTTCCTGTCGAGACAAGCGTTGATCCGAATAGAGGATCGTACAGTATCGATTCTATGCGAGTTGGAAAGGTGATCGAGTGGTATCCAGAATACGTTCGCGTCAGGCTTTACAATGAAAAAGTTGGGCGACAGGAAGAAGTCATTCTTCCGAAGAAGATCGTGGCACTTCCTGAGAATCCGTTTTACGCGGTGATGAATGAGCCGAACTCCACGGCGCAGAGACTTATGCGAAAGTTGAGCCTTCTTGATGTGGTGGACGAGCACAACTGTTCGGGGAAGCTTGATCTCATCATCCAGCTTCCCTATGTTGTAAAGACCGATCTTCGTCGGAGCCAAGCTGAGAAAAGGCGCAGGGATGTCGAGGATCAGTTGGCTGGCTCCAAGTATGGAGTCGCATACATAGACGGTACCGAGCGTGTTACACAACTTAACCGCCCGATCGAAAACAACCTGATGAAGCAGATCGAGTATTTGCAAAATCTGTTTTACAGTCAACTTGGGATGACGGCGACGGTAATGGATGGGACCGCTGATGAGAAGACGATGCTGAACTACAACAATCGAGCTATCGAGCCGATCATTTCCGCCGTTGTTGATGAAATGAAGCGAAAATTTCTTACAAAGACTGCCCGTTCTCAGAGGCAGTCTATTGTTTTCTTCAGAGATCCGTTCAGACTCGTTCCTGTCAACGATCTTGCTGAGATTGCCGATAAGATGACTCGAAACGAGATCATGACGAGCAATGAGATCCGCCAAGTGATCGGTATGAAGCCTTCCGAGGACCCGAATGCCGACACTTTGCGCAACAAGAACCTGAGCGTATCGAACGAAGAAGTAATTCCGCATGACAACGGCGAGACCAACGATGTAGAGGAGGAAGAAAGTCAAAATGGAGACGAAGAGATGGGACTTTAGTGGCTGGGCTACAAAGAACGATCTTCGTTGTAGCGACGGCCGTGTGATCCGCAAAGATGCCTTCAAGGATTGCGACGGTCATACTGTTCCTTTGGTGTGGAATCACCAGCACAATGACCCGAATGATATTTTGGGTCACGCTCGACTTGAGAATCGCGAAGAGGGCGTGTATGCATACTGCTCTTTCAATGATTCCGAGAACGCGAAGTCTGCCAAGGAAGCTGTTAAACATGGTGATGTGGCGGCGATGTCCATATTTGCCAATCAGTTGAAGCAGCAGGGCAGTAACGTTATTCATGGCGCTATTCGCGAGGTCAGTCTTGTGCTTGCCGGAGCGAATCCGGGCGCGTTTATCGACTCTGTGATCTGCCACAATTACGACACCGGTTATGATGAGGAGACTGATGAAGCCGTGATTTCTACTGGAGATAAGTTGGAGCTTTTTCACGCCGAAGAACCTAAGGAAGAGAAGAAAACTTCCGAAAGCAACAGTGAAGAAACTGTCGGTGACGTTTTCAATACACTCACGGAGAAACAGAAGAACGTGGTGTATGCGATCATCGGAGAACTCATGGAAGACAAAGAATCCGACGACGAAGAAGATGATAACAAGGAGGATGATACCGTGAAGCACAATGTTTTCGACAAGGATACCGAGAAGCAGAATGATACGCTCACCCATTCCGAGATGAGCACGATCATCAACGACGCCAAGCGTTATGGCAGCATGAAAGAAAGCTTCATTCAGCATGCCGAAGAGTACGGTATTGAGAATCTCGAATACCTGTTCCCGGATGCCCGCAATATTACGGATAAGCCCACGTTTATCCAGCGAGAGATGGGCTGGGTCAGCAAGGTTATGAATGGTACTCACCATTCTCCTTTCTCCCGCATTAAGTCTATCTTTGCGGATATTACTGAAGACGAGGCTCGCGCCAAGGGTTACATCAAGGGTAAGCTCAAGAAGGAAGAGGTTTTCTCCCTGCTTAAGCGCACCACTACGCCTTGCACGATCTACAAGAAGCAGAAGATGGATCGCGACGATGTGATCGACATAACCGATTTCGACGTTATCGCCTGGTTGAAGCAGGAAATGAGGATGATGCTGGATGAGGAGATCGCTCGTGCTATTCTGGTCGGCGATGGTCGCCTTGCTTCTTCGGATGACAAGATCAAGGAAGATTGTATTCGTCCGATCTTTAAGGATGATGATCTCTATACGATCAAGGCCTCCGTGACGGTAGCTTCCGGTGCTACTGACAGCGATAAGGCGAAGGAGTTTATCCGCACTGCAATCAAGGCCCGAAAGGACTATAAGGGTTCTGGCAACCCGACTCTGTTTACCACGGAAGATATTCTTACCGATTGTCTGCTTCTTGAGGACGAGATCGGTCACTTCCTTTACTCTTCTCCTGCGCAGTTGGCGAATGTCCTTCGTGTGAAGGAGATCGTCACCGTTCCCGTGATGGAAGGCGTAACGGATGCTTCCGATAAGCCTCTGATGGGCGTGATCGTCAACCTTGCGGATTACAACGTCGGCGCGGATAAGGGCGGCGCGATCAACATGTTTGATGATTTCGACATCGACTATAACCAGCAGAAGTATCTTATTGAGACCCGTTGCTCCGGCGCTTTGGTGAAGCCCTACTCCGCTATTGCGCTTACTCTCAACGTTTCGGCATAAGTTAGGAGGAACTAACACATGAATCGCATTTTTGATGACGCTAAAGATGTACACGTGAGAGCGACTTATACCTACAATAAGGGTTCCGACACTAAGCTTTATGTTGACCCTGATTGTGAGACGCAGATCACGACCAGCGAACTGACCGATCTTTTCAACAAGGGCATGATCGTCGTTATCGACGACGTTCAGTACAAGCCTGTAAGCTTCACCGTCGACGCCGGCGTCGCCTCTGTAACGATCGTCAAAGCAGACAGTGGTACCCCGACCACCGCGGTGCTCACCGTGCTTAGCGCCGCTGCCGATCCTGAAGAGGCGTAAGGTCCGGAGGCGTCAAAATGGCGAAGTTCTTCGGAAAGATAGGGTTTACTAAGACGGAGGAGACTGCGCCTGGAGTGTACCGCGAGGTGACGACTGAGCGGGATTATCGCGGTGATGTGCTCCGAAATACTCGTAAATGGGAGAATGGCGAGCATCTTAACGATGATCTGAATGTGAACAATCAGATCAGCATTGTCGCGGATGCTTATGCGAACGAGAATTTCTTCGCCATGCGCTATATTTCGTGGATGGGGGCCTATTGGAAGATCACGAATGTGGAAGTCCAAAGGCCCCGGCTCATCCTTACGATCGGGGGTGTGTACAATAAGCCGACGAATTGAGTTGCAAGAGCTTTTAGAGGCGACTCTTGGAAGCGAGAGCGTCTACTTTCAACCGCCCGAAACGATTCGCATGCACTATCCCTGTATCGTGTACGAGCGCGACAAGAACGACGTTATATTTGCCGATAATTCCCCCTATTGCCTGACGCACTGTTACACAGTGACATTCATTTGCGAAGACCCTGACAGCGAAATCCCCGACAAGATCGCGCGGCTCCCATTGTGTTCAATGGAGCGGCATTTTTCATCCGACAACCTTTACCACTACGTATTCAGACTTTATTTTTAAGGAGGAACCACTATGGCTGTTCTTACTTGGGATGGCACTGGCGAGAAGTATTTCGAGACTGGCGTATCGAAGGGCGTTCTTTATCCGATCAGCTCTTCCGGAACTTACGACACGGGCGTTGCCTGGAATGGCCTTACCAGCGTTAGCGAGACTCCTTCCGGCGCAGAGCCGACCGATCTGTGGGCCGATAACATTAAGTACGGCACCCTTCGTTCCCCGGAAACTTACGGCGGTACGATCGAGGCCTACACGTATCCCGACGAGTTTGCCGAGTGCGACGGCTCCGCGCTGCATGCTTCCGCGACCGGCGTGAAGCTCGGTCAGCAGAGCCGCAAGGTGTTCGGCTTCTCCTATCGCACGCAGATCGGCGACGATACTGATCCCGCCGCGGAAAACGCTTATCTTCTGCACCTGGTTTACGGCGCTACCGCTTCGCCTTCTGAGCGTACTTACAACACGATCAACGATTCGCCCGAGGCGATCACGTTCTCGTGGGAGTTCACTTGTACTGGCGTTGAGACGGCTGGCTACAAGCCGGTTTCCAGCATCACGATCGACTCTCGAACCGCCGACCCGACCTGTCTCGCTGCTCTTGAGGCGAAGCTTTACGGCAGCGCTTCGGAAGAAGCTGAACTTCCGCTCCCCGCTGAAGTTATCACCCTGATGACGCCCGCCGGCTAAGGGATATTTACATGGAGGCTGTCTCTAAACGGGGCAGCCTCTATTTTTTTTTTGAAAGAGGAAAGGAGTTATATTTTTCATGATCAAACAGACGATCACCTACACGGATTACAACGGCAACGAGCGCACGGAAGAATACTGGTTCAATCTTTCCAAGGCAGAGCTTTTGCGCCTTGAGACTACCACGAAGGGCGGCTTCCAGAAGATGCTGGAGAATGCCGTGGCTTCCGAAGACAATTATCGAATCATTGAGGTTTTCGAGGATCTGATCAAACATTCCATCGGCATGAAGACCCTTGACGGCAAGTATTTCAAGAAGTCCAAGGAGTTCACGGAGGATTTCGTGCAATCCGAAGCCTATTCGACGCTGCTGTTCGACCTGCTTCAGGATGTGGACAAGGCCAACGCGTTTATTCGCGGCATCATGCCTTCCGATCTGATGGCGCAGGCTGAGGCCACTCTTCCAAAGGCCTGACGCATAAACGGAGGATGAGTGAATGCTTACGATAGTAGTTCCTGAAAGTGAGATCTTCAACGAACTCACCGGAGAGTTTATCACGACCCCGGCACAGAAGTTGGATCTCGAACATTCTCTCATCTCTCTTTCCCGTTGGGAGTCAAAATGGCATAAACCGTTCCTCACGAAAGAGGAGCGAACGGAAGCGGAGACGCTGGACTACATTCGCTGTATGACGATCACCAAGAATGTAGACCCGAAAGTATATTTTGCCATAACTCCCGAGAACATTTCCGAGATCAAGAAATACATTGACGATCCGATGACCGCCACGACGTTCAAGAACTACGGAAAAAGCGGACGCCATGGCAAGGACATCATCACTTCTGAAGTCATCTACTATCAGATGGTCGCGTTGCAGATACCGTTCGAATGTGAGAAGTGGCATTTGAATCGGCTTTTGACGCTTATCGAGGTTTGTAACCGCAAGAACTCCCCTGATAAGAAGATGAGCAAGAAGCAGATCGCTGATCAGAACAGAGCCCTCAACGCTCTCAGGAGGAAGAAATTCGGGACGAGAGGCTGATCGTCCAGAAAGGAGAAGGCATGGTCACCATCAAGCACCGCGGGAATTTCAACAAATTGGAAAGGTTTCTCAACGCCGTTCGCGGCGCGAGATATTTGAACATGCTCGACAAGTATGGACAGGAGGGCGTGAAAGCATTGGCGGCGGCAACACCGGTAGACACTGGCAAGACCGCCGCTTCGTGGACTTACGAGATCGAGCGTTCCCCAACCCGGACAACGATTTCGTGGCTGAATACCAACACAAACCAAAACGTGAACATCGCGGTCATCCTGCAATACGGACACGGGACGGGCACTGGCGGATGGGTCCAGGGAAGGGACTACATCAATCCGGCGATCCGCCCCGTGTTTGACAGGATCGCAAATGAGGCATGGAGGGAGGTAACGTCGGCATGAGCAGCATAGATCAACGCATCGTTGAGATGCAATTCGACAACCGGCAGTTCGAGAGCGGCGTCAAGACGACGATAAGCACACTGGATCGGTTGAAGCAGAAGCTGAACTTTGGCAAATCGGCTCAGAGTTTGGACGATCTATCCAAAGCGTCGAAGCGTTTCTCCCTTGAAGGTCTGGCTTCAAGTGTCGAAAACATAGCCAGTAAATTCTCGTTCATGGGGGTTATGGGCGTAACGGCGATGCAGCGCATTTCCAATGCTGCCATAACAACGGGCAAAAGATTGGTCGGCGCTCTGACGATCGATCCAGTTCGCTCTGGACTTTCGGAGTACGAAACGCAGATCGGCGCGATCCAGACGATCTTGTCCAACACCCGTTCCAAAGGAACGACGCTGGATCAGGTAAACAACGCTCTGGACGAACTCAATGCGTACGCGGATAAGACGATCTACAACTTCACCGAGATGACCCGAAACATCGGTACATTTACCGCTGCGGGCGTAGACCTTGATACATCGGTTGCAGCCATTAAGGGTATCGCCAATCTGGCGGCCGTTTCGGGTTCTACATCGGTGCAGGCTGCCACGGCGATGTATCAGCTTTCGCAGGCTTTGGCCTCAGGTACCATTCGTCTGATGGACTGGAACTCGGTGGTCAATGCCGGTATGGGCGGCGACGTTCTTCAGAGTGCATTGAAAGAAACGGCGCGCGTTCACGGGATCGCCATCGATCAAATGATCGAGGAACAGGGATCTTTCCGAGAAACTTTGCAAAAAGGCTGGCTGACTTCCGAGATCATGCTGGAGACTTTGCAGAAGTTTACCGGTGATCTTAGCAAGGAACAGATCCTCGCGATGGGATACACCGAGGAACAAGCAGAAGAGATCATAGCGCTTGGTAAAGACGCCAATGACGCGGCAACGAAGGTCAAGACATTTACACAGCTTATCGATACGCTGAAGGAAGCGCTTGGTTCCGGCTGGACACAAACATGGGAATTCATCATCGGCGATTTCGAAGAAGCCAGAACGTTGTGGACGGGCGTGAGCAACGCTATTGGCGAAATCATCAATGATAGCGCCGAGGCCCGCAATTCCATGGTCAAGGCGTGGAAAGAGGCAGGCGGACGAGAAGACCTCATCGAGGGTCTAACGGATATTTTCAGTTCTTTATGGAGCGTTGTCGTCGCGGTTGGCGACGCGATGGATGATATTTTTCCACCGGCGACGGTCGACACGCTGCTTAACATTAGTAGTGCCGTCAAGAATTTAGGAGATAATCTCCAACAATTACTAGGGATTAAGTATAAAGGAACACTTTATACCGGAGAGGATATAACCACTACCGAAACAGTTGGCGGAGTCGATTTCTTTGGAGACAGTCTTTCAAAAGGCGCTCGAAACGATGCGGTTAAGAAACTCCAGCAGTATTTGAAGGATGCCGGCTATGATCTTGGTAACGCCGGAATAGACGGCATATTTGGCCCGGCGACAGAAGCCGCTCTGAAAGAATTTCAGGAAAGTGTGGGCATTGTTGCGGACGGCGTTTACGGCGAGGATACTCATAATGCGTTGATGAAGGCTTTAGGACTTGGGCCTGAGGAGATCACCACCGTTGAAAAAGGGACGAAAACGGTAAACTTTTTCACGGATGCATTGCAGAGACTTCGCAACATCGCCAAAGGCGCATTTGCCATTTTAGATATTGCTTGGAAGGGCATCCAGTTTATCGGGAATATCATAGGCCATGTGCTTACACTACTTGCGCCGGTGGGAGATGCGATCCTTACTGTTGCCGAAGGGATAGCCGGATGCTTTGTCAATCTGAACGAATGGCTTGAAGAATCCGGGTTGTTCGGAGATTGGCTGAATCGTATTGTAGAGTTCCTTAAGCCCGTTGGAGACTGGTTCGAGAGTGTGGGCCAGTCTATTAAGAATTTCTTCGGGTTTGGAGACGAAGTGGACGAGGCAAACGGTGAAATTAAGACGTTTGCTACATTGTGGAACAAGATAAAAAAGTCCGTATCCAATTTGGCGGTATGGGACAAGCTTGCGGACGCATGGCAGGCACTCAAAAACGCCTTCGCCGAGATTTCTCCCGTCATCCAGGAGTATTGGAATACGGCAAAAGAGTGGATCGGTGAGAAATTCGGAGACCTACTTGATTGGATTGTAGAAAAAGTACCAGAGGCAGCGGAGAAAATCGGCGAATTCTTTACTAAAATTGTTGAATGGGCAAAGCCCGGGATTCAGAAGATACCCGAGTTATTCGCGAAAATCGGGAACGCATTCCGCGGTCTGTTTGACAGCGTAGATGAGGACGGTAACCGGGTTCCCGGCGCGATCTCCCGAATCGGTAGTTTCTTCGCTGGTTTGTACGAACAGGTCAAAAATTCAAAATGGGTGCAAACCGCCATTACCAACGTTTCGAATTTTCTTTCCTCCGCGTGGGAGAAGATCAAGGAGATCGTATCGGATATTTCTGCGTGGGTATCGGAACTGTTTTCTGGCGATAGTGCAGTAGAGGGTGAGAAGGCCGGGGAGAATCTTCGAAAATCCGTAGAGCCAGTGGTAACAGTTTTTGACTGGTTGAAAGAAGCTTGGATAAATAAGATATTTCCGGCGCTTCAAAGTATATACGATTGGATCTCAAAATTCGCAATGAACGTCGGTCCCGGCGGAATAGTAGCAGCGATCATCGGTGTGATCGGGGCACTAAAGGCGTTTAAGTTTATCTCATCGATAACCAAGATGGTATGGGATATTGGTTCGGTTTTTACGAGCATAAAATCGATGGCCGATTCCGGTAAAAAAGCTTTTGATACAATCAATAAGAATTTCGGGAAAGGTAAGGATTCGATCAAAGATATTGCCGAATCCATTGCAATAATCGTAGCGGCGATTTATGTACTTGGATCGATGGATATCGAAATATTTAAGCGAGGAACGCTGACATTAGTGGGAATCATGGCGGTACTGCTTATTTTCCAGAAGTTAAGTGGTATGCTTAATAAAGGTGACGCCGCCGATAACGTAAAAAGCATAGGGTCAAGCATAAAGAGTGCTGCGATGGCACTATTGGCATTATCCGCTTCTATCCGACTTTTGGGCGGAATGGATCCGTGGGACATGGCACAGGGTATTATCGGATTGATATTTGTTATGGGTATTCTCACCGCATTCATTGCCGTGATGAAGAAAGTTGGTGGCGAAAGTGGCAAGATAAACCTTAACATGAAAGGATTTTTCTCTCTAGCGCTTGCCATAGCCATCATCGTAGGGATCATGAAGCTCATAAATACTTTCGAGCCTAAGGATTTCGCAGGCGGATTACTTGGGATAATTGCGGTTTTAGGAGTTTTAACGGTAGCCATCAATTCCATGAGCACGTTAAGCAATGGAACGCAAATCAATATGCGCGGTTTCTTCTCACTGGCATTAGCTATCGCGATACTTGTCGGTGTAATGAAGTTGATAACGTCGGTATTCAAAGATGCTGGAGAATATCTTCTCGGTCTTGCGGGCATTGCGGGCATTATGTTGGCGCTGAAGATATTTGCCAAATCGATCTCCGACATCAATATTTCACCCAAGTCCGCGGCGTCATTGTTGATATTATCAGTTGTCATAGGGATACTTTCCATAATCATGGTGGCCATCGGCCAAGTTAGTTGGGATACGATTGGTAAAGGGGTAGTCGGACTCATCGGAGTAATGGGTTCGTTGGCTATATTTGCCTTAGCGCTTTCGAAGCTTTCGAGTGGTATAAAAATAGGATCATCCTTGGTGCTGATCCTTGGTTTCGTAGCAGTCATCGCGGCGTTTGGATTGGTGATGAACGCGATCAAGGATGTTGATCCGTCGGTGATGATTTCGTTTGCCGAGTCCTTGGCACTGGGTTTGGCGGCATTGACGGCCGCTTGTCTGGTTGCAGGTAAACTTGGCGGCGTGGCGACGATGGCGTCTGGCGCAGCGGGTATTGGCGTGGCCATTTCCATAATCGTCGCCATAGGCGTGGCGCTTGTTGCCGCACTTGGGGCCATAGATGAACTCACAAAAGGCGGACTCACCAAATTGCTTGACAGTGGCGCTAAAGTCCTTGAAGCCTTTGGTAAAGCCATCGGTGCGTTGGTCGGCGGATTTGTCTCCGGGTTTATCGGACCGGTTGGCGAGGCATTGGAGTCGCTTTCCAACGGTCTTGAAGGACTTGGAAGCAACGATAATCTCGACGAAGACATTGACAAGGCGATCGAAGCGGTGAAGTCCATCGGCGAATTCATAACGACGATACAGGGAATGGATGTAGAACGGAATCCCGGATTCCTGTTCAAATTCTATATCGGGGACAATAAGACAAATTCACTGCTTTCCCAGATAGAGCAGTTCGGCGTGGCGCTTGGAGAAGTGGCCGGGGCGCTGCAAGGTCTGGAAGGGCTTGACGCGACGGATATTCAGTTTGCGATCGATGCGGTAAATTCTATCGGCACATTCGTAACCACTATCAAGGATAAGGATGTCGAAGTCGAACCGGGATTGTTCAAGAAGTTCTTTGGCGATGAGACGAAGACGATGTCTCTTCTGGATCAAATCAAAGAGTTCGGTACAACGATGGACAAGATCGGAAATTATGTGCTGTTCTATAAGAATAATGGTATCGATGATACCGATTCGGATAACATGATAACGATCGCGACTAAGATCACGGACTTTATCGCTACCATTCGCGAGAACTATCCGGAAGATGGAGCCGGCGTTCCGGACGATTTGTTTAATCCTTATTATAGCGACCTGATGACTCAGGTTGAAGAATTTGGAAAAGCTATGGGGGAGGTTAAAAACGGTATTGCCGGGGTCGGAGAAGGCGGAGAGAATGAGCTAACTGACGATGATATTGAAACTGCGGAGAAAGCCGTAGAGCATATTAGCGAATGGATCGGAGAGCTTGATGAGAAGTTAGACAGCCTGGACGATGTAAAGTTGAGTTCCGGTTGGTTCGATAAGTTATTTAATGGTGATGATTCGCTCACATCGCTCTTTACCCAGATTGAGAATTTTGCTACATCCGTAGGAAGTGTCAAAACAAATTTGGCGGGTATCGATGAACTCGACGACGACGATATAAACAAAGCCACTAACGCCGCTCAAAGCATTGCGGATTTTATAACTGGGGTCATTGACTCCGAGGAATTTCAAAATGCGTCTTCATATATTACTCCTGATGGAGGAGATGGATTCGCAGCCATTGAGGATCTTTTCGGAAGATTCAAAACGTTCTCCGAAACGATGAGTACGGTGGCGACGGGATTGTCTGGAATGGGCGACAGCACGTTTGATGCGGATAATAATGCGGCAATTGACGTTGCAAAAGAACTTGCGACATTCTTTGCAGAAACGCTTCCTGAGAAAATTGAAAATATGGAACCTGCAAAAGGAGTGCTTCAAGAGTGGCTCGGGGGTGAAAGCAATACTGATGCTTTCTTGACGAGAATAAATGAGTTTTCTACTTCCATGAGCGAAATCATCGGTGCCTTCAATGGAATGTCCGGAACTACATTGAAGAGCGATATGGGGGATGCCACAGACGCAATAGATGATATTGTAGAAATGTTGGTAAATATGGGGTCAGCCGAAAATAGCGAAGCAATAAACAGGCTGATAGGAACCAGTGGAACGGCTTTACCGGATGCTGTATACGGATATATTACTGGCCTCGGAAGTGCGATGGATGTGGTGAACACCACCGTCGATAATGTAAATTTTGACAGCATCGAGAAAATTTCCGAATTTCTAAATTCGGTCAACGGGTTGGTCACCGGGTCGCAAGGATTTGTAAACATGCTGGATGCTTTCGAATCCTTACAAAGTACGATGAGCGGTGAGGACGAAAACGCTATTGACACGAGTACGTGGCTTTCTGGTTTGAACAGCGAAGAGGTAATCACTAGACTGACGGATTTCACGACGGCTGTGAACGGGGCTCTTACCACGAACACCGAGACGTTGTCGGCGCAGGTAGACGCGTTTACAAGTGCTGGGAGCGAGTTGGCATCGGCAGTTTCCGGCGGGCTCGGATCGGATGTGGATACTACTGGGGTTTCGAATCTGTGCAGCACTTTGGTGAGTGCTATTCGAGGTTACAAGAGTGATTTTTATAGCGCCGGTTGGTATCTTTCTTCCGGAGTATCGCAAGGAATTTCCGGAGGCGGAGGAATCGTTAGAGACGCCGCAAGAAGGATTATAAGCAGCGCTTTAAGTGCGATGCGAGCAGAAGCAGACGAAGCTTCCCCATCCAAAGAAACTGAAAAGATAGCTCGGTTTATGGATATGGGCCTTGTGAATGGTTTGGAAGGTTATTCTCATATCGTTAGCAGGGCCGCAGAAGGCGTAGCTGGAGAAGCCTTGGATTCTACTAGGAATACGCTTGCGAATCTTTCGACGGTCTTGTCTGAAGATATGGACACAACTCCGGTGATCCGTCCTGTGATGGACATGAGTAATATTTCTTCCGGAGCAAAAGCCATCAACGGTATATTTTCTGGCGGAAGGACCCTTTCTGTTGGCGTAACAGCAGCGAAAGCTCAAGCAGCTTCGGCGGCCATGCGCGAGAGCAGAAAGCGTCAAAATGGAATTGAAAATGTCGGATCAAATGTATCCAATACTAGCGATAGCTCCGTAAATCTCACCGGGAATAATTTCTATGTTCGTAGCGATCAGGACGTAAGAGCTTTGGCTTCGGAGATAGCGGCGCTTACAAGGCAGCAACAGAGAAGTTATGGGGCTGCGTATTAAATGGGTTGACGTACTGTGGATAAAATGGTATTATATATTAAGAATAATAGTGGAGGGGTTTATTATGAAGAAGATATTTTGTCTCTTCGCGTCGATGTTGATTCTGTTTTCAGCTTCCGTTTTAGCCGAAGAACCAGATTATTCAAGCATGAGCACTGATGAACTTATTGAAATAAGAAGAATGGTAGATGGGGAACTCGAAGAACGATTGGGAACAGGCGAGTATGTCGAGATGCCAGCAGGATATCTTGTTGTTGGTGAAGACATAGGAGCAGGAATTTACGAAATTAAAGCTAATGCGAGCGATTCATGGCGGGTCTACGTTTTCGACAATGAAGCAAGCAAAAACGAATACGTTCAGCTCTATTCCGAATACGAAACGGCTCGTAAAGAATGGGATATTTTATACGATGCCGGCGAAGCGGATTGGGATACATGCCCCGATTCTCCAGATCCAGAAGATTATTCCGCGTTAAGTGTATACGTATATGGCACATATACGCAGAAATTGGAAATAGAGGAAGGACAGATATTGTTAGTAGAGGGCTATGCTCCTGACAATCCTCTACTAATCAAACCTTGGACTGGCCTCTTTATGGACTAATCCTCTCTCAAGCCAACCGTCACTCACCCGGCGGTTGGCTTTTTTCTATCCAAAAATATTTTGGCGGCCGTACAATTTTACCGGCCGCCTTTCCTTTGAATTTTCCTTTAATATTTTTTATCTATTTTCGCGATTCTGTTTTCTTAAGCACTTTTCTCAACTATTTTCTCTTAATTACTTTTCTTCTCTCGATTTCTTCGCGGTTTCAATTACTACCGCGACGATTCGAAGAGCCGGGGTGATTTTTTCTGCAAGGTTGGATGGTTGTAAAGCCCCGGCTCTATATTTTTTGAAAGGATGTTCGTTGCGTGCAACTAATTCACAAAGGCTACAAAGGCAGCGCGGGTTATGACGAATACGATAAACTCTACGTTGGAAACGTCCTTGGAATCCCCGAGATCGTTTGCTACGAAGGGAAGAACCTGATTGAACTCAGCAAGAATTTCAAAGAAGCCGTAGAGAAATACGTCGAATCCAAGAAGACTCGCTAAAACTTCAAAATGGAAAGGAAGGTGTTATCATGGCGACCAAACTCAGCGAAGTGGATTGGTTTGAATGGAATGGTACGAAATGTACGCAATACGGGATGCACGTTCTTGGCCAGCCCTCGATCATTTCAGCAGCAGAGAGAGTTTCCAATGAGGAAATTCCCGGACGCAGCGGCACTCTTACGTTGCTGGAGGGCGATAACATCTTCGACGATATCACCCTTGCCGTGACCTGCGTTATCGACAGCCCTTATGAAACGGTGGAAGGAGAAAGCGTGAGCCGCATCGCGAAGATCTGCGGTTGGCTGCGCGGAAACGGCGAGATCAAGTTCGCCAATCAGCCTGATGGATATTACAAAGGCCGAATGAGCAGCCAGATCAGCTTTGACAAGATCGTAAGCGGCGATCAGCATATAGCTTTTCAGGTGCAATTCCGTTGCCAGCCATTTTTCTATCTGGATAGCGGAGAAACGACGATAACGATCCCGATAGCCGATTCGCCGAAGCAGCTAACTAATCCCGGCAACACCCCTTCCCTACCGGTCATCAAACTTACCGGCACCGGAGAAGGGACGATCATGGCGGGCGGATCGACGATGCTCGTCAACAGCTTCGAGGACATCGAGTATTTGATGCTGGATTGCGAAGCGAAGATTGCCTACACGGGCGCTCCGGGTGATGCCAGCGATCCTTTGAAGCTGCTTGGCACGCGCGTGACCGGCGAATGGTTGACGATTCCGACCGGGACTTCTTTCTTCACGATGACCGGAAACATCACGTCGGCTGTAATCACGCCGAGATGGAGGTGCGTATAGTGTGAGCGATATTTACGTGTTCAGTTCCAACGACAACACGAACGACTATTCGACGATGGGGCTCGTTGGCGCGCTGACGCCTACGGAATGCACCTTTAAGGAGACAGCGAACGGTGAAAGCATTGTAGAGCTTACTCATCCGCTGGATTCCTTCGGCAGATACACGGCTTTACAGCGCGGGAACATACTGGCTGTTCCGGTTCCGGTAAGAACTACGCCGGAAATACAAAATGGCGAGTATGTAACGGATGTATGGACTTATAAATTAAAACCGCTTTCTCAACTTACATCCGCCGCGCAAAGAACACTGTATATGTGGCGTTTTAGCGACTCTCCCAAAGTGGCCCTGCTACAAGAGGGAGACGAAGTTACGGTCACCTGGAAAGCGAATGAAAATGATCCAGCCAGCGGAGATCAGGAAGACAATCATCCATGGAAAGTTCGCTCTAAATACGGAGAAGGCTGGGTCGTTCCAGATTCTTTTGAGTTGGTAAAACAGCATGATATTTCAGGAGACGCCAATTCTATCCAGGAAGTACAAAGTCCCTGGATGGTAACAACGCAGTATTTTCGGATATACGAGACGCAAAAATCCATTGATGAAATCGCCGTTTCAGCGAGACATATCAGCTACGATTTGCTTTATAACCTGACAAATTATCGAAACGGCTTTTCCACCTCCTTGCAGGATATTTTGGACGGCGTTCTAAACGGTTGCTATGCGCAGCATCAGTTCAGCGCATATACGACTCTCGAAGGTGATCAGTCTGGAAATTATTATGACGACCGCAACCCAATCGATATATTTCTAAACGAAGAGGATGGACTTTGTAAGCGGTTCGGCGTTGATGTAATTCGGGATAACTACAATTTATATTTTCTGAAGAATCCGGGCATAAATCGCGGCGTGCGAATACAGTACGGCAAGAACATGACCGGAATCGATTTTACGACGAGCGACGATGAAGTCGCCACCCGCATCGTTCCCGTCGGCGAAAAAGAAGACGGGACGAAATTATATTTGGACGATTCCATCGCTTTCCCGGGAACGCTTCAGTATGGCAGCCGCGGAAATACCGTCAAAGAGCTTCAAAGCAGACTCGTATCGCTCGGATACAGTGTTGGCAGTACGGGCATAGACGGCATATTTGAGTGGCGAACGGAGAACGGTTTGAACGCTTTCAAAGCCGACGCGGGACTTCCGCAGAACGGCATTTATGACGAGGAAACTCATGAGGCGCTGATGGAGGCTTTAGGGATCACATCCGAGCCTTATATCGACAGCGAGCATATAAACGACTACCCCATCATTCACGTATACGAGTTGCAATGCGAAAACTGCACCGTAGGAACAGAGGAAGATGGCGGCGGCAAGGTAACGGAAGAGATCGCCCGGGCGAGGATGCGCGAGCAGGCCGAAAAGCTGTTGGAAAACGGATGTGACCAGCCGAAGATCGAGATGAGCGTTGAGTTCATCAATCTTGGCGATACAGAAGAGTACAAGCAGTTCCGCAATCTGGAGAACTGTTTTTTATACGACTATGTGATCGTACAGCACCCGACGATGGATATCGATGTGACGGCGCAGATCATGGAGATCGAGTGGGACTGCCTGCTCGACCGCATGGTAAGCGTGGAGATCGGCTCGGTTGGGAAGACGCTGGCGAACACGGGTATTACAAGTTGGCAGATCCCGAACGGATTCAGCGGCTCAAAGATCGCCGGAGGTACGATCCCCGGTGGAGCGCTGCAATCAGACATTATCTCCGTCCGGCACATGCAGGCGGAAAGCATCAATACGGAAGCTTTGCAGGCCGCGTGCGTGACCGCCGTCAAAATAGCGGCAGGGGCGATTGAAGCAAATCATATTTCTGTCGAAGCAATCGACGCGGTACTGGCTAACATCGATACGGCAGTTATTGAAAAGGCTGAGATCGATTGGGCGGAGATCGTGTCTCTCGCTGCTGAAATAGCGAATATTGCCAAAGCGCAGATTACCGAGGCGAACATCGACGAAGCAAACATCAACTGGGCCAACATCGCCAACCTGACGGCGGCGGTGGCTGATATTGCGAAGGCGGTTATCGATGAGGCAGTCATCACATCGGCGCAGATCGACGATCTCAACGCCGTGGTCGCGGAGATCATCCACGCGCAGGTGGCGACGGGTGATTTCAGCCTGGCGGAAATCGAGAATCTTCTGGCCAACGCCTTTATCCTCGAACAGGGCAGCGCCGGGAGCATGACGATTACAAACCTCATCGTCACACAGGCTAATATGCTGGGTGCGGTGATTCAAAATCTCGTAATTCCGGGCACAGATGGCAAGTATTACGAGATTGTGGTCGGCACAGACGGCAATCTCTCCACGGAAGAAGTGACCGTGACGGAGGGTGAGATCGAGGCCGGTGAATTGGACGACGGGCGGCAGATTGTAACCACAACGGTGAACGCGGAATCCATCAACGGCACGAGCATTACGGCGCAGCAGGCGATCTTAAACACGATTCTTACACAGGCGTTGACGGCCGGACAGATTACCGCCGGGGAGGCGCTTATCGCTTCGGCCACTATCCCTACGCTTTATACCACAAGTATCGAAGCCATTGGCAACAGTCTGACGTTCAGCGCGAATGAGAAGATTCAGATGATCGTATCGAACCTGAACGGCACGACGGAAGATTTGACGGCGTATATCGCGGCGACCAACGCGGAGCTGGAGAATTTACAGGGGCAAATCGACGGGGCGATCACGACATGGTTTTATGAGGTTCCGCCGGAAAACACCAACCCGCCGGCCAGCGAGTGGACGACGACGGAGCAGAAGAACATCCACCTGGGGGATTTGTACTACGACACCATCACCGGCTACTGCTACCGCTGGCAGGTGCAGAACAACGCATACGGCTGGCAGCGGATAACGGACACGGACGTGACCAAGGCGTTGTCAGACGCGGCAGCGGCGCAGGACACGGCGGACAGCAAGCGGCGGGTATTCGTGAGCACGCCCGTGCCGCCGTATGACGTAGGCGACCTGTGGACGCAGGGAGCGGCTGGCGAGATTTTGCGATGCCAGACAGCGAAGACGGGTCAGCAGAGCTACGCGGCGGGAGACTGGGTGAAGGCGAGCAAGTATACCGACGATGCCAAGGCGGAGGCCGTGGAAGCAGAGTTGGAGGCGCAGGTCAACATACTGGAAGGGAAGATCGAACTGCGGGCGACGAAGACGGAAGTGGAGGCCGCGCAAAGCGCGGCGGATGCGGCGCAATCGGAAGCGGAGTTTGCCAAGCCGTACATATCGGGCACGCCGCCGGAGGAGGCTCCGGAAGCGGGGAAGATGTGGGTGGATACGGGCGTATCCCCCGAGGTATGGAGAAGGTGGCGCGGGGCAGACGTGGCCACGGCGCGGGAGTACATCGAAACGCGCGTCGGGTGCGGGAAGAACCTGCTGGACATTACGAAAATTGATAATGGCGGTCAGCCAGACACGATTGTCGAGGTCAACGGGAACTCTGTGCGCATCGCGGCGGCAGAGAGGACATGGGGATGCGGGCGAACATATTTATGGTTGCCGGAAGGTGAGTATATCATCGCTGCCGATATTACCGTTACAAAAGGAGAAAAATTCATCGGAAGACGAGTCAGCACGGATGGAGGACAGACGTATCCATCAGTACTTACGCAGAGTACGGACTCTGGAGAAATGACCTTTACGATCCACTCTGGAGAGGAATGGAATCAGTTTACGTTCTTCTGCTCCAGAAGCATCGCGGAAGACGGCGATGTGACATACTCCAATATTCGGCTATACACCGGGACGGACGCCACGGAGTTTGTGCCATACGAGGATATCCCTTTTCTCACTTTCGATAACACACAAGGACAAGCTTTGCAAGTAGAAGCCGAGGTGGGGTGCGACGTCACATCAAAGAATATGATCGACATAAACTCGTTGACCACGACGACGAACACAAATATTTCCGTCGCCACCGATCAGTTGCGCGTATACACAACTGGCGAAGGCGGTACATGGAAGGGCGGCAGCACCGGGGGTTTTGTGCTGCGAAAAGGTATTTCTTATACACTATCTGCGCAATTGGTCGAGTATGTGTCTGGCGACGCTTATATCGCCATCCGAAATGCGTCTGATAATACCATCATCTCGGCGCTATCTCTAGACTTTGGCACAACGCCTGCGAGGATGAGCAAGACGTATACGCCAGATAGCAATATGAGGGTATATTTCACCGCATTTTGCTCAAACAACTCTATATTGACAGGCGATGTGACTTATCGTGGGATACAGCTCGAAGTTGGTGATGAGGCGACCGCGTATGAAAGCTACAAAGGACTTGCCGGAAAAGACCAAATATCCATCGTGGCATGCGGGAAAAATCTTATAAATCTCGACGATCTCTACTTGCCCAATTCAAATACAGAAATGAGCGCGTCCGAAGATAGCGTTCGTATCTATACCACGGGAGATGGCGGCACATATAGGGGAGCTAGGACGCCGGCTTTCTGGATACGCAAAGGTGTTTCTTATACATTGTCGGCTGAATTGGCAAACTATGTCTCGGGCAATGCGAGGGCCGGGCTGAGAAACGCAGGGACTGGTACATTTTTAAATGAAGCGACCGTGATCTTCGGTTCCACGCCGGGGACGCTCACGAAAACCTTCACCCCCGAATCCGACGAAGAGGTTTATTTCAGTATGCTTTGTACCAATAGTACGGTGCTCGTTGGCGACTGCACGTTTGCGGACATCCAGCTTGAGATCGGAAACTCGGCGACGGAGTACGAGCCGTATCACGATATGGGTGGCGGCACGATCACGTCGGATGAGCCGTTCTACGGCCTTCCGGGGGCGGAGGATACAGTGGAGGTGTCTACGGACGGCGACGTGTTAGTCACACGGCGAACAGGGGTGTTTATCGCGGACGGCGAACAGTATGCGCCATATGCGTCAACGTTTTCTACGCCGGAGGGCGTATACGCATACACGGCGCCGCTAACGGGGAGCGGGGCGGCCCACAAGGAGAACTTCGCCGGCATGTGCAGCCACTTTACGGTGATCCCCCGCAACGCCGTACAAAGTGAGCGCGTCGCGGGGACAGCCATGCTTGGCATACCGAATGCAGGGGATGGCCCGCAGGCGTGGTTCTTCACGACGCAGGCGACGGCTGAGGCGTTCAACGCATGGCTGCAACAACAAGTTGATGCTGGTACTCCCGTGACGCTGGTCTACGAACTCGCCGTCCCGGAAACGGAGGCGCTGACAGCCGTTGCACCCATCGCGCCGCAGCCGGGGGAGGTCAACATCTTCACCGACGCGGATGCGCTCACGGCGACGATCTACGGCTCGGGCTGGGAGACCGTCAACGATACGGGCGACCTTCGTTCCGGCCTTTCCGATGTGGACAGCACACTCGCGGCGCTTGAAGAAGAATTTGGCATATTGGGAAATACCGTGGCGCAGCACGCCGAGTTCATCGTTTCGCCTGATAAGATATTTGCCCAAGTAGCGGAAGCGTCGAAGTACAACGAGCAGATCGACGCTTTACGCGTGGAGATCGAGGCGAATACGAACGGCATCACGCTGAGAAAAGAGGAGATCGAAGCGGTAGGCGACCGCGTTTCAAACATTGAAAGCGGTGTGCATATCGACGGTTCTGACATCGGGCTGTATTCTTCGGACAGCCCATTTGAAACGCACGTCACCCATGAAGGCGTGGTCATTTCCGAAAACGACATGGCCATGATCACCGTAAAGGAAAACAAGATGACTTCGCCACGGGTCCACGCCACCGATTCCCTGATCTTCGGGGCGGACGCCGCGGTCGCTTTCCGATGCGCAAACGGGCACTTCATGATGCTCAGATACGGAGGTTAAAATGCCGACAATACGATTGACGCCAACGGCCTGCACATCCTCGCCCGGATGGTATGACCTGCGCTATGTGGGGAACACCTCCGGGCTGCGGCAGGTTGTATTTACCATCCCGAACAATGAAACGCTCGGCGGCGCGGGTGTTAATATTACAGGGATCACGTTTCACGGTTATGTGCGCAATTCGGCCTCCGCGGTAAAGCGCCTGCGCATTGGCTGCAAGCCTTCCGCTTCGGTCGGGCCGAACGAATGGAGCGTATGGGACGGGCAGGCGGTATTGGACAGCGTCTTTACCGCCGCCGACGCTTCCGGTAACGGAAAATACCGATATTTCAACGTTTCCAAGACGGTATCAGGCACGGCGCTGGAGCGCATCGCCGGGTACATGCAGGCGAAGTTCCAGCAGGGCGACGACCTCTGCGTGGGCGTCATCCAGCCGGACGGCTCCAAGTCCATTCAGATCAACACCGACCTGGATTATTGGACGGTGGACGTCGTCTATGAACTTCTGGGCAACGTCCCCTCCGCCAATGTGGGAAGCGTGGCGCTCAATGGGTCTGTCAAGACGACGATCCAGAAGGTGGTCTCCGGCAGCAGCACGACGTTGCGATATAAAATCGGCAGTACGACGCTGGCCACCTATTCCCTTGGCACGGGGACAAGCCACACCTACACCGTGCCGGAGAGCGCCGGCGGATATTTCAAGACGACGGCCACGGCGCAGTTGACGATCGAGGCGGAAACGTTTGTGGGCGGCGTGAGCTACGGGACGGTCTCGACTTCCGTAACGCTTACGCTTCCTGACGACGCCGCCCCCACCGCTGGCTGCACGCCAAACCGCACGTGGGTGAGTGGCGTATCCTCCGCCGGAAAGATCGCCGCGTATGTGCAGGGAAAATCCGGAGTTAGTTTTGCTTTCTCCGGTTCTGGGAAATACGGGGCGACGATCTCCTCGTATGAGTTGGTGATCGAGAACAAGACGTATACGACGAGCGGGAACAGCATTACCCACTCCCCCATTTCCGGAAGCGGGACGGTATCATACAAGTACACTGTCAGGGACAGCCGCGGGTTATCGAGGACATATTCCGCGTCCCTGACGGTCATTACCTGGAAGAAGCCGTCCATTACGACATTTGAAGTGGAGCGCGTGACGGAGGGCAATGCCATCGCCGTGGACGGGACATGCGTGCGGGCGACGGTGAAGGCCAGCGTGAGCAGCCTGAAGGTGAACGGCGCGGAGAAAAACAGCCTGAAATACTACGTCCGTTACCGAAAAACCGGGACGGAAACATGGACGAGCTGCGACACGGAAACGCTGAGCGCCACATCCGTCAACAAGAGCGTGCAACTGGAAAAGAGCGGCGCGATCGTCGATACGTTCGACGATATGTCGGGCTATGAGTTCCAGGTGACGGTCAGTGATCTATACGACAGCTCCCAGGCGAGTAACGCGCTGGCGACGAAGGAAGTATGGTGGGATGTTGACTACCGCAACGGGGCGATGGGGTTTGGCGGAGAGGCAAATCGCCAAAATCTTCGCATCGTGGACGGTGTGAACGTCAAGGCGGTCGCCTCGGGGACGGGGGCGGCGTCGGGAGCTTACGCTTATGTGATAACCGCGCCCGGCGCGCGAGAGACCGACGACTTTGGGATCACCTGTGAGAACGAACAGTTCAAGGTGGTCTCCAAAAACGCACCGGCATCACAAAAAGTGGCCGGCACGATGATGGGAGGGTTGACCTCATCAGGCGTTCCAAACATCTGGTTCTTCAGCAACAAGGCGACTGCGGCAGAGTTCAACGAATGGCTTGCGGAGCAGGCGGAAGCCGGCACGCCGGTTATCTTACGTTATGAAGGTTCAGGGAAAGCGTTTAACTTTTATGGGCCGATCATCGCGCAAAACGGCGTGTTTGGTGTAGAGCAGTTTTCGACGCTTGAGACGGAGACTGGAAATGTATGGATCGACGGCAAGAAGATCTATGCGAAGATGTTCACGGCGCAGACTCCATCGACTGCGGATCATCAGTCGTATCTGGCGGCGACGATGAGCGGCATGGACGCGGTGTGGGTCGACACGAGTGCGACGTTCTTCGCCCGCAAGGATACGGGGCAGGTTTATCCGCACGGATATGTGGCTGGAGACGGAGGGCGGCAGTTCATGGTATCGCCAGACCCGGCGAATGACCGGTTCGTGATCATCAGCGACGGGGCCGGATCGGTTTACATTCGGCTTTTGTACACGAAACAGTGAGGGAGGTATAGTTATGAGCTGGCTGCATCTATTCTGGATCATTCCTGTCTCGTTTATGATAGGTTTTATTTCTGCCGCGTTGTTGCGCGGGAACAATTGATGAAAGGATGGAAGAACTATGGCAGTTATCATTGGCAGCGCAAGGATCGACGAGAACGGCAAGGCCCACGGCGGCAAGGCCGGCGATCAGACGGGCAAGGAGGTATCGACGCAAAGCTGGTACAAACACTCCAAAGGCTGGGTGGTGCTGCGCGCCAAAGACCCGAAGAAGGCTGAAAAGATCGCCAAGGCGATGCGCGCCGCTTGCGATAACCCGAACATTGGGTATGACCAGTATCAGAACCAGACGTTATGGGACGAAGTAAAGGACAAGGGCTATGATCCCGCCAAGGCGAGCAAGCCCTGCGAGACGGACTGTGCGCGGTTGGTGCGTGTATGCTGTGCATACGCCGGTATTATGGCCAAAGATTTTTACACCGCAAGCGAAGTCGACAAGCTGATGGACACGGGCGAGTTCGTCAAGTTCACGTCCAGCAAGTACACCAATCAGAGTGACTATCTCGGCGCGGGCGATATTTTGGTTACGAAGACGAAGGGACACACCGTTGTCGTGCTCACGAACGGCAGCAAGTATGACGGCGAAGTGGAAGAACCTTCCGTGCCGCTGGGTGCGCGCATCCTGAAGAATGGCAGCGAGGGCAAGGACGTTGAGGATCTTCAGCGCAGGTTGAAGGCTGTGGGTTATGATCCCGGCGAGATCGACGGCGAGTATGGCCCGAACACGGCGTCCGCCGTCAAAGCGCTCCAGAAGGATGCGGATATTTTGGTTGACGGCGAATTTGGGCCGGACAGCTATGCGGCGCTTTTGGCCCTGGAGGTTGACGAGGACCCGAATGATATTCCCGAAACCCCTGAGGCTACTGAAAAAGGCGACGTTGTTATTTCTGGCGGCGATGCCTGGATTCGCGTCGGCCCGGGTTCCCAGTATGACAAGGCGGGCCTTGCGGAAAACGGCGACAAGTTTACATACGCCAATCAGGATGAGTGGGTTCCGGTGCTTGTCGACGGCCGTATCCTCTGGATCAGCGGTAAGTACGCTAAGCGCGTCTAGAATGGAGGTGATGGCGTGACAAACGAGGAGCTTACACAAAAATATGTTGATCTCGATGAGCGCGTCACTAGGCACACGGAACAGATCAAGACGGCGTTCAACAGGATCGACGATGTTAAAAAACTGGCCGACAGCGTTCACAAGCTCGCGATCTCTGTGGAGATATTGACGCGGGAACAGCAGTCGTCGAATAGCAAGATCGACGAACTGGCTACGGACGTCGAAGAGATTAAAGGACGTCCAGCCAAGAAATGGGACAATGTGGCTTCTACTCTGCTCACGGTCATCATAACGGCCGTGATTACTTTTATTTTGGCGAAGATCGGCATCAACTAAGGAGTGATATTTATGAGCAACAAGGTTTACGACGTGCTTAAATGGATCGCGCAGTATTTTCTGCCCGCGATCGGCACTTTATATTTTGCGCTTGCTGATACTTGGGGGCTTCCGTTTGCGGAAGAGATCGTCGGCACTGTGATCGCGGTCGATACTTTTCTTGGCGTGATCCTTGGGATCAGCACAGTGCAGTATACAAAGAAGCAGGCGGCGGAAGCAGGTAAGACGGAGTAGGATACGAAGGAGATATTTCATGAAGTATGAGCTTTATCATCACGGCGTAAAAGGCATGCGATGGGGCGTCAGACGTTGGCAAAATAAAGACGGATCCCTTACTCCCGCCGGTAAAGCTCGGCGGAAAAACTGGACAGGCGAGGAAACTTATGGTCGAGATTTGAAAAGATATACAAGCATGGACCTGGAATACGCAAAAGCCACCGCATTGTCAGTGGCATTGTTACCTGCTATGTTGTTTATTCCCGGGTTAGCTCACCTTTCCCTCGCGAAATCTCTTATGGATTTTCGTAAAAATCACCTTGACGGACGTACGGATTATACCAAAAAAGAGGGGGATTATGAAAAACTATCTGATTTGAAAAAGAAAACCTCACCGTCTGATCCAGAGATTGACGTTAAACAGGCAAACCCCCGGATCGGAAATCAAAAGGGTAAAGTGAATAACTGTACGCTTTGTACAGCCGCTATGGAATTGAGAAACAGAGGATATGATGTAATTGCCAGATCCAAAGGTAGCGGTAATATTGAAGATATATACTCGAAATGGTTTAAGGGCGCAAAAGTGGAAAATGTTGATGTTCCTAGAAATCCCAGAGAATCCAGAAAAAGCTGGGCTAACCGGTCATATTCCAAGTTTTGCGACGAGCTTGAAAAACAGGGGCCGGGAGCAAGTGGATACGTGGGACTTCGGTGGGACCGGATGGGCTCTGGCCATGCCATGTGGTACAAGGTAGGTAATGATGGTGAAGTCGTATTCTATGACGGACAAACGGGCAAATATGGCGTGAATACTGATAAATACTTCGCAATGGCCGATCCGTCACGAAGAAGTTATTGCCGACTTGATAATTGCGAACTTGATCCATCCGTTACGGAAAGTGTAAGAAGTAATCCTAAAGGGGGTAAATAGTATGACTCCAAACGAGGCTTTTAAGAAAATCGTAAAGGCTAATTATAACTCATCCCCATTTATGAAATGTCGGGCTTGCCTTGATTTTGGAACATTCTATGTCTTTTGCATTGCTCCAATGGACGTTGCGGACGATGGGGATTATTTTACTGGAACGGTGTTTGACGCCATAGATAAAAAAACCGGCCGGATATTTGAGTATGATATAACCGATGATAGCGATGCTTATGAAAAAGCAAAGCCTGTTTCCGTAGACACAATTTGGACCACGCCCGTTTCAGAAGTAATCAAAGACTAATTTCATACCTTTCTAGGACGCGCTCAGCTTTCACGGGTTGGGCGCGTCTTTATATTTTTGGAGGAGTTGATTTTATTGGTCGAGCGTGATAAAATTTACTCGTCAGAACGGCCTACCCGAGAAAAGGGAGGCAACAGAATGGTTTCTTTGAAGACCGGCATCAAGGAGTGGTTGGGACAGTACAAGAAAAACTCTGTCAAAGTGGCTACGTATGATCGGCTGGAGACGTCTTATAACATGCTCTTGCGGCATCCGATTTCCGACATATCCGACGAGGAGCTGTGCACGGAGGATATTCAAGGTTATGTGAACGACCTCGTATCGGAAGGGTACGCGCTTACGACGATCAGGAAGCAGTATTTTCTCATTCGGGCATATTTGGAGTTTTCTCTGGTGAGCGGGAGAATACACTCCCCCATTCATCAGGCCGTCAAATTGCCCGCTGAGTCGGTTGTGAAAAAGCGCAGGAAAGAAGTTGTGTGCTACACGGAAGATGAGCAGAAGGCCCTTCTACGCGTTCTAAGGACGTGTGAGAGACCTGCCTATGCGCTTGCCTGGCTCGTATTGGAGACGGGATTGCGGGTCGGCGAGGCGCTCGCGCTATGTTGGGAAGACGTTTTGTGGCACAGAAAGGCGATTTCGATCAACAAGACGATGATCCGTATAGCGAATCGGAGAATGATGCTCGTTCAGAATGGCGCAAAATCGTATACGAGCAACCGCGTTATTCCTTTGAGCGAGTCGGCTTATCGCCTTCTATCGGATATGCACGAGTTGACAAAGTGCAAGAGAAGTTATATTTTCGTCGACCGATACGGTGAGCCGCTGACCTACGAAGCTGTTCGGTATCAAGTCCAATTCGCTTGTGCGAAGGCGGGACTTCCATATTTGGGAATGCACGTTTTCAGGCACACTTTCGCGACCAATTGCTACAACCGCGGGTGCGATGTTAAGATTTTGTCAAAACTGCTTGGACACGCGGATGTTGCAATAACATACAATACGTACATTCATTTATACGGAGATGCGTTGGAAGAAATGCGAAAGGTGATTGGATAACTAAAACAAAAATGTGCAACCCGATCACGACGGATTGCACAAAGTTTTTGGCAGGGGCAGAAGGACTCGAACCCTCAACAAAGGTTTTGGAGACCCACGTGAGCATACTATATATAGTATGTCAAATTTGAAGAAAAACGCAATATATAGTAGGCCGTTCTGATGCCTTGAATTTAGACATTTTTGTAAATCGTTTATGCATATTTTATGCGCGCGATTTTTGCAACTCATCTTTATTTTTCTTTGGGTTTTATATACAATTGACATCGAGGTGTGGCTCGATGATACGACCCGGGGAAGATATTTGCCCTGATTGCGGAGAAGAACTGAAATACTACGACAGGATACGAAGGATCGTCCGATTTGGGGGATCCGAGGTTGAATGGTTGAAAATCAGGCGTTATATTTGCCTGGGTTGTGGACGTGTACATAACGAGCTTCCGAGGATGCTGATTCCTTTCAAACAGTACAGCGCTGAAGTGATTCACGGGTTTATATTTGGCGAGTTGACTTCAGACGATCTACCGTTTGAGGATTATCCATGTGAAGCTACGATTCGATATTGGAGGGCTCATCCCCCACATAGTTCTGTTTAACAGGTGGATATTTTTAATCTAGAATAGAGGTGAACACTATAAGGGAGGATCGAACATGACTACGAGAATTAGACCGGAACTTTCCAAGAGAAATCCTTTTTGGCTCGACAGGCATCGCTACTATGAGTTGAAGCACTTTTGCTTACAGTATCCGCTTTGGAAAAAGGAACTCTCCATCCTTGACGGTTTTGGGAGCAAGTCCAAATCTATCATTGGTACGAGACTGCTCACGGATATTTCCGATCCAACATTCGAAAAAGCGGAGGCGAGGCTATATTTTTCCAACAGGATAGCGATGGTGGAACAGGCCGCGTTTGACGCCGATCCCGGGCTCATGGAGTATATTTTGCGGGCTGTGGTTGGTGGATACGGGTATGAGAGTCTAAGGACGAAGTATGATATTCCGTGTTCCAAGGATACTTACTACGATTTGTACAGACGTTTTTTCTGGATGCTCAGTCATTCGCGAAAATAACAGGGGGTGTAATGGAAACCAAAAATAGGAGGTATAAACAATGAATGAATTTAGTCTTAATCTTACGACGGCGATTGGGGATAAGTGGTTGGTATCTAATTTGTTAGGAGAATTCGACAAAGATCCCGAGACAGCGTTGAAGGTGTATGCTCAAGGCGCTGTCGAGGCACTTAACGAACAACTCTTTAACAATGAGGAGTTATTCAATCAATTATTTCCTGATGGAGACGTATCGAGAAACGACCTAAAAAGTTTCTTTGGCATACTCTATTTGATGGTTGGCCAAAAACTAATAGAAGAGCTCTGACAAGGGCTCTTTCTTTTTTTTAGGACGCAGGTGACCAAAAACTATATTATTATGGAGGTGTTGGTTATGTGGGAGTGGTCAATTATCGTTGGACTTCTTGGGCTAGTTGTAGGGTTTATATTTGGCGTGTGCGCGGTCTATCATCGCCTAAAAGTCGGAACTCTTCGCGTGGATCAGTCCGATCCGTTCGACGAGCCGTACTTATTTTTGGAACTTTCCAAGCCCGTCAACTATGTAATGGGTAGAAAAGTAGTCGTGATGGATGTCAAGGTTGAAGACTATATTCCGCGAAATTAACATCACCTATTATGGAATCTATATTTGGAGGTGGATTTATGACGAGGCAAACGAGAAGATTGCTGGACGAACGAATCGAGAGGGAAATCGAACTTTTAGACTCGCTCTCGCCAAATGATCCCGGGTATCAAGCAGCTACGAACCGACTTGAGATGCTCATCAAAGCTAGGTATGACACCGTGGATAACGGAGTTTCAAAATGGTTGAAAATGGGTGTCGACATTGTCGGTATCGGTGCGCCACTTGCATTTTACGGGATCTGGATGAGGCGCGGTCTTGAATTCGAGAAGACCGGGGCATTCTCATCCAGCGTTTTCCGGGGCTTGACGTCAAAGTTCAGGCCAACAAAATAGGATCGATTGAGAGAGCTCTTACACGGGCTCTCTCTTTTGTTTTCGTCATGCGCTACCACTTTAAGAAACCCGCTATATTTTCAAGCTTGTACGGACGTACCCATATTTGCGATCATCCAGTCTACAACCGATGCACTGTTTATGAGATTGACGGCAAGGGGTTGGCTGTAATCCAGCAGAGGTTTAATTCGATCAACAAATCGACCCGATGGACGGAAATTGACTCGTGGCTTACGGATGCTTTATATTTGCATCCGAAGTTCAAGGAGTTTTTCGACGAACGCTCTGGAGAGAAGATAGGCGATATTTATCCGACCGTGACGCTTCGACAGATCATGTGGGCACTTAAGATGAAGCCGCTGAAAAAGGAGCGATGGGAAACGGTTTTCGACCGGCGTGATATTTGATTCGCGAAAAACGCAACGGGTATTATGGAAACCGAACAATATTTGAAAGGAGACGAATGAGGTGTTTATAGTCTACGGGTTGTTCATGATGTTTATTGGCATTGGTATTTTGGTTGCCACTATACGATCAGGAAAACTTATCCTAAAGGCTATCAATAGTTTATTTACTTGGCTAGAAGATAAACTTCGGTAACCGAGGCGAAAAGCTCTACAAGGGCTTTTCGCTTTTGCATGAGGAGGCGCATATGAACAAACCTCTTATTTTGACCTGTTTGGGCGCGGCGGGAACGGTTGGAACGGCGATTCTGGCCGCGTGGGGAGCCCCAAGAGCAAAGGCGAGGAAAATCGCAGCAACGGTGAAGAAAGGAGATGAACTCACTAAAAAAGAGTCGGTCGTAGCACAGGCCCCGGCATATTTACCGGCTGTCGGAGCGGGTCTGGCGACGCTTCTGTGTATATTTGGGGCGAATGCTCTGAACACGAAGCAGCAGGCGTCGCTTGCAAGCGCATACGCAATGCTGGAGCAAACGTTCCGGGCCTATCGGAAGAGCGCGATGAATCTGTATGGGGAAGAAGCCGATGAAGAGATTCGAAAAGGCTTCCTTTCCATGTGCGCAGATGAAGTCGGGCCGTCCGATGAAGAAGTTATATTTTACGAAGAACACTACGGCAAATTCTTTGAGAGAACGAAGGAGGAAGTTCTCTCCGCCGAGTATCACTTCAACCGGAACTTTGTGCTCCGAGGCTACGCGAATCTCAACGAGTTCTATGATTTTCTCGGCCTTGACCACACCGAGTATGGCGACAAACATGGGTGGTCGGTCGGGGCCGGCGAAGTCGCCTATGGATATTCGTGGGTGGACTTCGAACACAAAAAGTTGGATATGGATGATTTCGAGTGCTGGATCATCCACTTCCCCTTCGCTCCGACGAAGGATTATTTGGACGCGGATTTTTGATTCGCGATATTTTCAGGCGGTATTATGGAAAGGAGGTAGTAACTTATGAAGCTGAAACTACTTGGAATCGGACTTTCGATCCTTGGCGGGTTAATCGGTATAGCTGATACTCTCGTCAAGGATAAAGCCCTCGATGAGAAGGTAGAAAAGGCAGTGCATAAGGCATTGCCGAAAAACTAGAAGAGGGGCCGCAAGGCCTCTTTTCTTTTGCAGGGGGTGAAAGAATGATTTGTTCCAAAGCGGTGGAGATCATCAAAAACTACAAGAAAAGATATTTGTTTCCGCCGCGGGCGAACTGGAGCGATTATCAATTTCGTTTGCGGAGTTATGGTCGATATTTTGCTGACAAGCTTATCGACATGCTCTGCGAAGCGCCGATTGGCACCGATCCCATATTTATCGTCGAGAGACTTGAGGATTCTATCGACGACTGGATGGTGAAGTGCGATTGGCAGGTGCAATACCGTTTCGGGGCGATCTCGCTCGAAGCCATAAGGGATATTCACGAGCTGCTTTTGTGGCTCGACGACAAAAAGGAGGTAGTAAGACAAAATGGGAACATTTGGAAGATTTCTCAAATCGGCAGGGTTGTTTCTGGACAAGCACCGTCCGGAAATTCTTACCGGCGTGGGAATCGGAGGCATGATCGGCACGGTTGTCCTTGCTGTGCGGGAGACGCCTAAAGCCGTACTGCTGCTCGAAGAACGAAAAAAGGAGGAAAACATCGAGAAGTTGACGCCGCTTCAGACGATCGAGACGGCGTGGAAGTGTTATATTCCTTCCGCGCTTACGGGGGCGTTGTCGATCACCTGCATCATTGGCGGCAGCGTGATCGGGTATCGTCGGACGGCAGCGCTTGCGGCCGCTTGCACGATCGCCGAAAACAGTCTCCAGACCTATCAACAGAAGGTCATCGAGACGATCGGCGAAAAGAAAGAAGTCGCGATCCGGGATGATATTTGCAAGGAAGAAATCGCGAAGAATCCCGTGATCGAAAAGGAAGTTGTTCTCACGGGATGTGGGAATTCCCTGTTCTACGATCCGATGTCGGGAAGATATTTTCGCTCCGACATCGAGCACATCAAGAAGGCCGTGAATGAGCTCAACAGGCACATGATTGCCGACATGTATGTGTCATTGAATGAGTTTTACGATGAAATCGGCCTTACGCATAATGAGGTCGGCGATATTTTAGGCTGGAATGTGAATCGCGGTCTTATCGAGATTCATTTTTCGGCGCAGATTGCGGAGGATGAGAAAACCCCGTGCCTTGTGCTTAATCACGAGATAGCGCCGATGTACAACTATCAGTACGTGTAATACCGTTCGCGAAAAATGCAAGCGGTATTATGGAAACCCAATAATATTTTATAGGAGGTTACTCAAATGGACGAAATGAACAAGATGGATGCTGTTGTTGACGTTGTTGACACGGTGAGCGATGTTGCTAACTACAGCTCTACGAGCAATGTTGGTTATTATGTCAAAGGTGGCCTGATTGGGGCTGGTGTGACGGCGGCGAGTGTCGCCGCGTACAAGTTTTTAATCAAACCGCTTTGGCAGAAGGCTAAAGCTAAGGCGAAGTTGGCAAAAGCTAAACGTGGAAACATCGGCAACGATATTCCTAAGGACATTGACGAAGAGTATCCGATTGAATGATTTGGGTACGAAGGAGGGGGCGTCTTTACAGGCGCTCTTCCTTTTTATTTTTGGAAGGAGGGTCTGAATGGAAAACTATCCGGGAAACTCTGACATATCCAAGAAAGAGCCGGAGCGAAAGAAACTGGAGAAAGTCGTTTCCGGCGAAGTAAAAGCGAAGAAGGGGTTGAGCGAGTCGTTTATATCCGGCATCCCGCGAAATGTGGTTTCAAATCTGCTGACGGACGTGCTGATGCCAGACGCGAAGAAGACAATCCTCGACATGGTGTACAATGGTGCCCACATGCTCCTCTACGGCGAGAGGGGGCGCGTGAGCAAATCCTCGAATCCGGTTTCGCGCATATCCTATCGGGATTATTACGACAACCCACGCCAGCGATCTGAGCCGGCGCGGACCTCCAGATCTGCTTATGACATCGAGCAGATCATATTTCAGACCCGCGGAGACGCTGAAGCAACATTGGCAGCGATGGAAGATATTATCGACCACTATGATGAAGTGACACTGGAGGCGTTCTACGAACTGGTCGGTAAACCCGAACTCATTCGCCACACCGATTGTAAGTACGGATGGCGAGACTTGTCTATGGCATATTCTGATGCAACAAGGGGCGGTTATATCCTCAGACTTCCGAGAATGAAGCCACTGGATAGGTGATATTTATGAACAAATCAGATAAAAACGGACGTTATTCGCTTTCCGGACGCGAGTATTATGCGCTTAGAGAGCTTTTCGCCGCGGTGGACGGCTTTAACCGCAACGCATGTGAGCTTGAAAAGCGCGTAAGGACAATCCCGAACGGGTATCGCGACCTGCGGATGCTCCAGTCTGTCTCCGCGAAACTCATGCGGGATATTTTGGAGACTGTGCCTGTGAAGAAGCTCGCTCAAATCAGGCGCGAGCTTGAGAACTCGGAGATGATCCTTCGGGTAAAGCCTGTAAACCCGAAGGAAAACGAATACGATGACAACTTGACCTATGTCCCGCAGCAGGCTTTGGAGCGCATTTGCCGTAAGGCGATCGAACTCGAATGCTTCTGTTGCGAGAAGAAGGCCCGCGAAGCGAAGAAGTGTCAGCTTCGCAAAGATATTCAGGATACCTACATGTTTGATTACCCGAACAACGGCAAGGCGTGTCCGTTCGCCGGGGCAACGTTTGATTGGGAGGAGAAGAGCGATGGTACTGACGGAGAAGTCTGAAATGGTAAATCATCCGGCGCATTATCAGTCGGAAAAGGGCATTGAAGTGATCGACGTGATGGAAGCATTCACGGAAGGGCTTGGCGGTATCGAGGCTGTCGATACGTCGATGGTCATCAAGTATATTTGCCGCTGGAAACAGAAGGGCGGTATTGAGGATCTGCAAAAGGCTGAGTGGTACCTGAATCATCTCATCAATCATATTTCTAGGAGGGCAAAATGAGTATTTTCAATTCAATCGCTACTACCTTTAAGGGGATCGCCGCATCAGCTAAGCAGCACAGCCCGGAGATCCTCATTGTCGGCGGCATTATCGGCGGCATCGGCACCGTTGTTCTGGCTTGCCGGGCGACTTTGAAATCCGACGAAGTCGTCAAGGAAGCGAAGAGCAGCCTTCAAAAAGTCGTTGAGTGCCAGTATACAATGACGCCCGAGGAATACAGCGAGGAAGACGCCGATAAGGATCGCCGGACGATTTATATTCAGATGGCTGTCAAGGTGGCTGGTCATTATCTGCCCGCGGTTGGGTTGGGCATCCTCTCCCTCACCGGCATCATCAAGAGTCACGATATTTTGAGCAAGCGCAACGTAGCGTTGGCCGCTGCCTATGTTGCAGTAGATACTGCGTTTAAGGAGTATCGCGGACGTGTGAAGGAGGCGCTCGGTGAGGAAATCGACGAACAACTTCGATACGGTCTTGTGACCAAGGAAATCGAAGAGAAGGTCGTTGATGAGAAAGGCAAGGAAAAGACGGTCAAGAAGCAGGTGACCGTCTGCGAAGGCGGGCCGAGTTTATATTCTCGTTTCTTTGATGAAGCGAATCAGAACTTCATAAACGTCGAGGGAACGCCTGAGTTCTTCATCGAGGGGCAGGAGAAGTACTTGAACGACCTTCTCAGGGCGAAGAAGATCGTATATTTGAACGACGCCTATGAGGAACTTGGCTTCAAGCCTAGCAAAGCCGGAGCAATCGTCGGCTGGGTCTACGATAAAGATGGTAAGGAGGGCGATAATTATATTCGAATCCGGAAAAAGTGGGTCGATGTCCCCGTCGAAAATACGATGACGGGAGAAACTGTCTATGACAAACGGCTGATCGTCGACTTCAATGTCGACGGCCCGATCCTCGACCATGCCGTGAAGATCGGCTTGATGGATAAAAACTAAGGAGGTGCTTCTGATGAAAGCCGTCCTGTCCTGCCTGCTCGCTACGGTGGCGGGCGTTTTCTTTGTTGGAGGCGTGTCGATTCTGGCGGACAAAGGAGCTTGATATGGGATATTTTGAGCATTTTCTTGATTTGGTGGACGCAATGCTGGATACGAAGCGGAAGCGTCACATTGCGGGTGGTATCATGCTCAGCGCCTCTCTCCTCTTTGGAGGGCTGGCGCTGACGGTCGTTACGATCAAGGATTAAGGGGGATATTTTCATGCGTCAACTTTGCAACGCCACAGTGATTCGCGGGAATGGTAAGGACGTCGAGGTCATCGTCAATGGCTTTAAGGACAAGGCCCTCGAAAACGAACGCGAGCGGGCGCATTACATCGAACATCGGCGCAACCAGCTTCTTGGTTCGAAGCTTGGAGAGGTAAAAGACCTGTTCACGGGTCAATTCGGGATATTTGAACGAATCAAGGAAAAGCTCATTGTCGCATGGGCCACGATCTGGGTGTGCGGTGAAGAATTTGGATTGTGGGCCTGGGAGGAGGAAGATCGATGAAAGCCGGTTATATTTTCAGTTTTATCGCAGGTGCCGCCATTGGTGTAGTCGCAGGCTTCAAACTTTCTGAAACGAAGTATCAGGCGAAGATACAGGAAGAGATCGCTTCCGTCAAAGAAGCGTTCAGAAACAGGAAAGTTGATATTTCCAAGTTTGCTCCGAAAGAAAGTAAAAAAGTCGACGATTTTTTCGACGAAGTATCTAAGAAAGTATTCAAAAAACCCGAGCAAGAAGTGCGGAAAGTACCATACGCGACGATGTACAAAGATCCCTCCAAGCAGAGCGAAGAGGAGCGTGTCATCGTTGAAACCAAAATCGGCGAAGCGAAGAAAGGCCCGTATGTGATCTCGCCCGACGAGTTCGGAGAAGATCAGGAATACGAGCAGATCAGCCTTATCTATTATGCCGACAACACGCTTGCGGACGACGAAGACATGGTGATGGACGAAGAAGAAATCGAGCGCACCGTCGGCATGGATTCGTTGACGCGATTTGGTGAGTACGAACCGGATTCCGTCTTCGTCCGCAATGACGAATTGAAGACGGAGTACGAGATCCTTCTCGATCAGCGTCCATATTTCGAGGTGCTGAAAGAGAAGCCCTATTTGAGGAGGGATGACGAATAAGTTCCGATGTATATTTTGAGCAACTCTGCTCGTTTATCGGGGGAGCGGGGCCATATGGCCTCCTCCTCCATTATTTGGATGATGAGCCGTTCACTTATATTTTGAAAATGGACGTCAATCGCGTAGCGGACGGACTCAATCTTCGCGAACGGCTTGGCTTTCAAAGTGGGAATCCTTGCAGCATATTTGAAATGATGGTCGCTTTGGCCGTGCGCTGCGAGGAACATATTATGACTAACGATGAGATCGGCGACCGAACGCCCCGTTGGTTTTGGGGAATGATCGAAAATCTCGGTCTTCGCGGGATGACCGATGATATTTTCGACGAAAGCGTCGTTGACGAAATCATCGAAAGATTCTTGACCCGCGATTATTCCTACAACGGTCGCGGAGGTCTTTTCTATGTAAGCGAACCGCGAATGGACATGCGCGACGTGGAGATCTGGTACCAAATGATGTGGTATCTGGACGAGGAGATAAAAGGAGGCGAAAACTATGTGCAGGCTGGAAGGTAAGTTCGTTATATTTGAAGCGATCGTCGTTGCGGCGGCCTTCATTTTCAATAAGAAGTTCAAGGAACTTGACAAGCGCATTGCGGAACTCGAAAAGAAGTAGGAGGTCGGAAAATGGATGGTCGACTTTCTTACGATCTCCACACGTTCGAAGAAAAAAGGGGTCGTTGAGATCTATCCGAAGTTTATCATCGGAAAGAGCAACGACCTGATGATCCGGGGAGGCGATTTTTACGCGGTATGGCTGGAGGAGAAGGGGCTGTGGTCTACGGACGAGCAGGATGCGCTTCAGTTGATCGACCGCGAGCTGGATATTTTCGCGGAGAAGAACGGCAAGTATCAGGACGCGGACGTGCGTGTTCTCCACATGTGGGACTCCGAGAGCGGCATGATCGACTGCTGGCACAAGTATTGCCAAAAACAGATGCGCGACTCCTTTCACATGCTGGACGAAAAACTTATATTTGCCAACGACAAGGTTCTCAAGCGCGATTATGCCAGCAAACGCCTCCCCTACCCTCTCGAAGAAGGCGAAACGCAGGCGTGGGACAGGCTTGTAAGTACGCTATATTCTGAGGAAGAGCGCCACAAGATCGAATGGGCCATCGGCTCGATCGTTTCCGGCGATTCGAAGAAGCTGCAAAAGTTTATGGTGCTTTACGGCGCGGCAGGCACGGGCAAATCGACGATCCTGAACGTGATTCAGAAGTTGTTCGACGGCTACACCGCCGTGTTTGACGCAAAGGCTCTTGGTTCTTCCAACAGCAGCTTCGCTCTCGAATCCTTCCGCAACAATCCGCTCGTGGCAATTCAGCACGACGGCGATCTGAGCCGAATTGAGGACAACACCCGGCTCAACAGCCTTGTGTCCCACGAAACAATGATCGTCAACGAGAAGTTCAAATCGACATATTCCAACCGCTTCAAGTGTTTCCTCTTCATGGGCACGAACAAGCCGGTAAAAATCACGGATGCGAAGTCCGGTTTGATCCGAAGGCTGATCGACGTCTCCCCCACCGGGCAAAAACTCGGCGCGAAGGAGTATCACGCGCTCATAAAGCAGATCGATTTTGAACTTGGCGCTATTGCGTATCGCTGTTTGCAGGTATATTTGGCCGACCCTTCCTATTACGACAGCTATGTCCCCCTCAACATGCTCGGAGCCTCCAACGATTTCTACAACTTCGTTGAGGATTCCTGGTATATTTTCAAGAAGGCGGATGAAATGAGCCTCAAAAGCGCTTGGGCGATGTACAAGACGTACTGCGAGGAGGCGAAGGTCAGTTATCCGTACACACAGAGAGCGTTCAAGGAGGAACTGAAGAACTACTTCCGCGAGTACAAGGAACGATATTTGACCGAGGAAGGCTCACGTATCCGAAGTTACTACAAGGGTTTCCTCTCGGAAAAGTTCAGCGAGCAGGAAGAAGAGGAAAAGCCGGAGCCAAGACATATTTCGTGGCTGGATCTCGAAGAAGTGGATTCCATATTTGACCGAGAGTGTGCGAAGTGCCCGGCGCAATACGGCAACGAAAGCGAAGCCCCGACGTTCAAATGGGACAATGTGAAGACCATTTTGGAGGATCTGGACACGCACAGACTCCATTATGTGCGCGTTCCTGAGAATCACATCGTCATCGATCTGGATATTTGCGGACGGGATGGACAAAAGTCACTGGAACGAAATTTGGAGGAAGCCGCGAAGTGGCCGCCAACATATGCGGAACTGAGCAAAGGTGGAAACGGACTGCATCTCCATTATATTTACACGGGCGATCCGAAGAAGCTTAGCCGGGTCTACGACGATCAGATCGAAGTGAAGATATTTACCGGCAAAAGCTCGCTGCGAAGAAGGTTGTCAAAGTGTAATCGGCTTCCAATCGCCAGCATATCTTCGGGGCTTCCGTTGAAGGAGGGATCAAAAACGGTCAATTTTGAAGGGTTAAAGAGTGAAAAGGCGCTACGGACGGTGATCAAGCGCAATTTGAACAAGGAATACTTCCCCAACACGAAGCCGAGCGTCGACTTTATATTTAAGGCGCTGAATGATGCCTACAACAGCGATCTCCATTATGATGTAAGCGATTTGCTTACGCCGGTGATGGCCTTTGCCGCCGGAAGTTCGAACCAATCCGAGTATTGCCTGAAGCTGGTGAGCAAGATGCCTTTCAAGTCGCGGGATATTTCCGAGGCGGTTTCGGACGCGGATGCGCCGTTGGTGTTTTACGACGTCGAAGTCTTCCCAAATCTCTTTCTCGTCAACTGGAAATTTGCCGGCGAGGGTAAGAACGTGGTGCGCATGATCAACCCGAAACCGGCGGAGATCGAGGAATTGATGAAGCACAGGCTGGTGGGCTTCAACTGCCGGAGGTACGACAATCATATTTTGTACGCGCGGCTGATGGGTTACACAAACGCGCAGCTTTACAAGTTGTCGCAGAAGATCGTCGAAGGAAAGTCTAAGGACGTATTTTTCGGTGAGGCGTACAATGTGAGTTATACGGACGTGTATGACTTCAGTTCGAAAAAACAAAGCTTGAAGAAATTCGAGATCGAACTGGGTATCCACCATCAGGAACTTGGATTGCCGTGGGACGAACCTGTTCCGGAGGAACTCTGGCAGAAAGTTGCTGAGTATTGCGACAACGACGTGATCGCTACCGAAGCGGTGTTCAACGCCCGGCAGTCGGATTTTCTTGCGCGCCAGATACTGGCGGATGTGGCAGGTATGACAGTGAACGATACAACGAACAGTCTTACAACCAGGATCATATTTGGAAAAAACCGAACCCCGCAGGATCAGTTCAATTACCGCGACCTTGGTAAACCAGTGCGGCCTTAGATTCGCGATATTTACAGGGGATATTGTGGAAGTAAAACTAAGGAGGTATTGGTGTTATGTTGGCAAAGGTGCGTTTCTGGCTCGCAAATTTTTGGTGGGGGATGGTAGCTATCATGATCTCAATTGTAATGAATTGCTACGGTATTGCATTACGATTGAGTGACATGATAGTTCCCGACAACCAGCTTTTTGAGAAGGGAAGAGAGTATGGCGACGATCTTTGTTCGAGGTTGACTGATAAGCTTCTAGGTTGGGACGAAAGAAGAGGGATCTAACACTCCCTCTTTTCTTTTTATTTTTGGAAAGGAGAAGATCGAATGGAGTATCCGTACAAAGAAGTTCATTTCCACGATTACTGCTTAAAGTGTGAATACTACGATCGAAAAGAAGAAGAAGATCCGTGCTTCGAATGTCTCGAAAACCCGGTGAACTTATATTCTCATAAGCCGTTGAAGTTTGAGGAGGCGGAGAAAAATGCCAAACGTTAAAAAACCCTGCGAAAAGTGCGTTCGTTCAGAGATTTGTCGAGTAAAACAATATTTAGAAGGGCCAGTTTTTCAGGAAAGAGTGGATCATTCGGAGAAACTTGAGTTTACTTGTGAGCAGTATTCACCGAAGCAGGAAAATGACGTATGAGTAGAGTATTCAACGAACTCGGTCAGCCGGTCTACCGGGATTATATTCCCGGGGAAGCGTTACCGGCCGGGTGGAGCGTGGAACCGTTTTTTCCGGGATACACGTTCGACCATGGAAAGTCGCTCTATTGGGGCGAAGAAGTTGGCGAAGGAGGGTATGTGTATGCTGAGCCTGGTATGTATCGGGCTGTTGCTCTTCTTGATATTGCCTCGATGCATCCGAGCAGCATTATGGCTGAACGGTTGTTTGGCGATATTTATACTGCTCGATTTGGCGATATTCTTGCTGCTCGTCTTGCTATAAAGCACGGCGAGTTCGAGAAAGCAGAGAAGATGCTGGACGGCAAGCTCGCGTCATATTTGAAGGATAAGGACGCGGCGAAGAATCTGGCGCAGGCGCTGAAGATTGCCATCAACTCGGTTTACGGCCTGACTTCCGCCGGGTTTGACAACCCTTTCCGCGACAAGAGGAACATCGACAACATCGTCGCCAAGCGTGGCGCGCTGTTCATGGTAAATTTGAAGCACGCCGTACAGGATCAGGGGTTCACCGTGGCGCACATCAAGACCGATTCCATCAAGATACCCAACGCCACGCCGGAGATCGTCAAATTCGTAATGGACTACGGCAAGGAATACGGATACACATTTGAACACGAGGCGACGTATGACCGCATGTGTTTGGTCAACGACGCCGTTTATATTGCCCGATACGAAGATGGCAAATGGACGGCGACCGGTACGCAGTTTCAGGTGCCTTACGTGTTCAAAAAATTGTTTTCCAGAGAGCCGATCGAGTTTGACGACTTGTGCGAAACCAAGTCCGTCTCGACGGCTTTATATTTGGACATGAACGAAGGTTTACCCGAGGACGCGCACAACTACAAGTTTGTTGGTCGGGTCGGGCGGTTCTCCCCCATTAAATCCGGATGCGGAGGCGGGTTGCTTCTGCGCAAGACGGACAAAGGATATTCCGCCGCAACAGGCTCGAAAGGGTACCGCTGGATGGAATCCGAAGAAGTCAAAAAACTCGGGAAGGAGAAGGATGTGGACAGGTCTTACTACGACCGTCTGGTGGATGAAGCCGTAGAGACGATCTCGCAGTATGGCGACTTTGAGCAGTTTATATCCTGATTCGCGACATTTGCAATGCCTCTTATGGAAGAGATTCCGAAGGAATTTTTCAAAGGAGGTATTTTGAAAAATGGCAATCGAGAGAGTGATCTATGGAATGACGGCGGATTATCATCTGACTGGCTACTGGGTTTTGAAGGACGATAACCCATCAATAGAACATCTCAGGTACTTTGCGAACAGAATCGCGGATGCGTACCCTGGGACGGTTCATTGTTGGGCGATCGACAATAGTCCGGTGGTTCGTCACGGGTATTTGTCGTCACGTAAAGGAAGGCTCGACGATCGAGTCATTTTCAAACTTCTTCTCGAGGAAGAAGGAGTTCGGATATTCTAACCGACCGGGAGGAGACTTACAAAGTCTCTTCCCTTTTATTTTTGCATTGGAGGTGCGAGGTTGTACACATTGGAATGGTGGGGTATCGCGTTGATCCTACTGGTTGGCTATCTCATCGGATATTTCTTTGGGAAACGGGAAGCGTTAAACAACGATGAGATCGACACAAAGACGTTTATCGAACTTCAAAAGTATGAGATCGACCGCAAGTATCAGGCGGAGCTTCTGAAGAAGCAGATTGAGGTCGCGCAGAAGAAAAAGGAGGAGCAAAATGAAGTATCGGAACATTGACAACATCTGCATCGAACACGCCCATATTCTTTTCCGAAATTTTTCCGGGGAGGAAGGCCGGTACAATGCAGCAGGGAAACGAAATTTCTGCGTGGTCATTGAAGACCAAGAATACGCCGAAAAACTTCTGGCGGACGGCTGGAATGTAAAGACGCTTCCCGCCCGCGATCCTGACGGCGAGGACCTCCTTTATATTCAGGTGGCCGTGTCGTTCGATTATGTGCCGCCGAAGATCATGCTCGTCACCAGCCATGGAAAGAGGATGCTTGACGAAGACACCGTCGGCATGCTCGATCACGCCGATATTTCCAACGTAGACGTCGTCATTCGCCCGTATCAGTGGGAGGTGAACGGCAACGAGGGCGTAAAGGCTTATTTGAAGGCCATTTACGTAACGATCGACGAAGATGAATTTGCGGATAAGTACGCCGATGATCCCGTTTCAGAGGAAGCGCCTTTCTAAGGAGGGATATTTGTGATCCTGATAGAGACGATTGCCGATTCAGCAACCCATCTCGTGCATGTATACAAACCTGAGCAGAAAAAGCACAGAACACCATACGAGGAAGCGTTGGAGGATCTTGCCAATTCGATCATCCTTCAGGCGGTGGATGACTACGCGAAGGCACGGATGCGAAAAGATCACGAGGTCATGGCGGATTGCGTCGAGTTCTTCAACAGCGATTGGTACAAGGCCTTGTGTCCACTGATGGATAACGACGCCGAAACCATTCTAGCGTTGATCCACAAATACTACAATCCATATTCTGTGCGGAGAGATTTGATCTGAACATGTTCGATCTCTATGATTACCAGAAGGAAGCCGTTTCAAAAATGCGAAACGGCTGTATACTCTGCGGCGGTGTTGGAAGTGGTAAATCCCGCACCGCCCTTGCCTATTATTGCACAACACAGGGGTGGGATTACGACTCTCCAGACGGATATTTGCCAATGGAGAATCCGCCGAAAGACCTTTACATCATTACGACCGCACGAAAACGCGATACGCTGGAATGGGAAGGCGAACTCCCGCAGTTCCTCATGTCTACGCATGGAGAGAATAACCTATATTCCAACACTGTGACGATCGATAGTTGGAACAACATCGGTAAGTACGCCGATGTGGAAGGCGCTTTCTTTATATTTGACGAGCAGCGGGTGATCGGCAGCGGTGCGTGGGTAAAGTCATTTTTGAAGATCGCCAAGACAAACGAGTGGATCCTTCTTTCCGCGACGCCGGGCGATACGTGGATGGATTATATTCCAGTCTTCATCGCCAACGGTTTCTACAAAAACCGCTCAGAGTTCATTCGTGAGCATGTGGTCTACAACCGCGTCTGCAAGTTTCCCAAGGTCGACCGATATTTGAATACGGGGAGGCTGATCAAGTACCGAAACCAGATACTCATCAACATGGACTTCCATCGCGAAACAGTGGCGCATCACGAGGACGTGAAGGTACCCTATGATATTTTGCAGTACAAGGAAGTCGGAAAAACACGCTGGAACCCCTATAAAAACGAGCCGATCATCAACGCCGGCGAACTTTGCTATGTCTGGCGCAGGATCGTCAACTCCGACCCGGCGAGACAGGCAGCCATGTTGGATATTTTCGAGAAGCATCCGAAGCTCATCGTCTTCTACAACTTCGACTATGAACTCGATATTTTGAGGAACATCCACTATGGCGACGATGTGGAGATTGCCGAATGGAACGGTCACAACCATCAGGAACTGCCCGACTCCGAACGATGGGTATATTTGGTGCAGTATACGGCGGGGTGCGAGGGGTGGAACTGTGTAAGGACGGACACGATCGTCTTTTATTCGCAGAACTACTCTTACAAGGTGATGGCGCAGGCCTCTGGAAGAATCGACCGTCTGAACACGCCCTACCGCGATCTATGGTATTACCATTTGAAGAGTTCGGCGGGAATCGATCTGGCGATTGCAAGGGCGCTCAGGGCGAAGAAAAACTTCAACGAAAGGGGATTTGTAAAATGGTGATGCTCGGGTTGTTGGCTTTTGGAACAATGCTTGCGCTGTATGCGGCGATCGCATTCGTTATATTTGGAATCGCGTGGGTCGGCATCACAGAAGGTGTCAGTAAAGCTATGGAAAGGAGAAAATCGAAATGATGGATAGGGTCGAGTTCAGCGGCATGCCTGGGTACGTTCATACTGAGAAGGAGGGGTAGGTTTGCAACTGTTGATCTGGGTGATGTGTGGAGCGTTCGTTCTTTTTTTATTCGTCGCGGCATTTGTTGTCGATTATAAAATTGATCAGTTGGCGAAAAAGCGAGAGCGAAGTATACAGACGGACATCGACATTCTCGAATACAAACTTATCCGGCTCCATATCCGGTGTAGCAGGCTCGAAGATGATATGAAGAAGCTTCGCGAGGAGGTCAAAGGTAATGAGTAATTCCAATCTTGTATTCGCTGTCGGTGGAGCAATTCTCGGTGGGCTGACCGTTTTTGGAATCATCAAGGATCGCGAGATGAAAAAGTTGGATGAGTTCAACGAGCAGTTCAATCGAGAGGTGAAAAAGCTTTCGAAGCTTACGTATGTCAACGTGAGCGATGATATTATCGAGGCGGCCTCTGAGGAAGCTGTGAATCGGGAAGTTGGAAAAGTCATTCGCAGGATCTCGAATAATATCGAGAAGGAAGCGGAGAAAAAGATTCGTTCGATGGTCGGCGATGAGGTGAAAAAGACGGGCGACTCGATTCGAGATAAAGTGTCGGACGAAATCTCGAAGCAAGTGTCGAGGATCGACGAAGGTCTTCTGAAGAAGCAGATCGTCGAAAAGGCGAAGGAAACCGTGGTCGAGAAGTTCGAAGGCGCGTTGGATTCGCAGCTTGACGAGTTCAATCGGAATCTGAAGAATGTCTCGAATATTTACGAGTCCATCGCCAACTCCGTTACACAGAATCGAAATACCAAGCCGTTCAACGTGAGCTTCGGATGATAGAGATATTTTACAAGCACAGAATGGAGGAGCCTGCAATGTTTGAATTGGGTATGTTGGTAGTGACTACGAGGATCGCGGACAGGATTCGGAAGGACAGGGAGTTCAATCACTTCGTCTTCGACTCGCTTGAGCGCTACAAAAACTGCGACTGGGGCGACCTCGACGAGGAAGACAAGATGAAGAACGACGAAGCCCTCAAATGTGGCGACCGGCTTCTCGCCGTTTACAAAAACTCGGAGAAGTGTTGTAAAATATGGATTATCACCGAGGCGGATCGTAAAACCACTACCATCCTTTTTCCGGAGGAGTATTGAGATGAAGAGATTCATGGACGAGTTCTTCTGGTGGATACCTGAGACGTGGAAACATTGGGGGTGGGCGCTGGCTGGCGCGATATTGCTTGGCGGCGCTGCGTTCACGATATTTGTGTATTGGAGGTGCTTTATTACCTATGTGGTTCTTTAAGGAAGGAGTATGGCTTTATGTACTACTGTTTCTTCTCCTCGCGGCGCTCCTTGTGATGCAGGTGTGGGCCCTTACTTATAACGGCCCGACGGCGATTGATATTCATGACTTTATGAACAACAACGATCTCAACATACCAATTGGTGAAGAATACGAGTTGAGCAGGACGCTGCCCTATGTGGCGAACGAGACGGACGATGGGTTGAGTGTGACGGTATATTTTGAAAAAGTGAATTCGGAGGGAATAAGATGAAGAAGTATATTTTCTGTTTTCTGATTTTAGCAGTCATCGCCTTGTGTATGAGCGGGTGTGGAACGAGTGAGTATAATCAGGACATCAATTCGACTCTAAGTATAGCCTCCTCTCTGGTTGAGAAGCAGCCCACCCCGACAGATATCGAGTATAGCCTTGAGCGATACAACCTGATAAAGCGGGCGTACTGGGTAAATGGCATGCGCGAAAAGGCTCTCGCTTTACCATGCCCAATATCGAACGTTCCCCTGGGATACGTTGTCTTGTTTACCGAAAACGGGGGTGTTGTCGGAAGGTTTGAAGTTGACGGAAAAGTAAGCAGCCTAAACAGCTATTTGACTCCAGACAGCCAATGGTACGAAGGTACAGATGCTAGGGATAAAAACTTATGGCTTTCTGATGTGGACGGAAGTTATGGAGAAAATGATACTGGTATTTTCTTCTTCACACCTGATGGTAAATATATTGAATGGAACGGAGGATATTTGTACAGCGACATTCCGTTTGAAATTGACGACCCAGTCGTAACTTATGAAGCCGCAACAGAAGGGGCTGATATTCGATGAGTAAGCGGGCAAAAACCATTATTATTGGCATAGTTATTCTCGGTGTTTTATCCATCATGGCATACGAATTGATTCCGAACTTTCGTGTATTTATCAACAATCAACTCTACGCTGTTCAGAAGGCCGACGACCAAACTTCATACGAAACGCGCAAGCAGGTGGAAAATACCGCCCGTGCTATGATCGCTAGCTACGAGGCTGATGTAGCTGTATATACACAATACAAAAGCAGCGATAACGAAGAGCGGCAAAGTTGGGCCGAGCAAGCCAAAATGCGCGCGAATCGCACAGTTGCCACGTACAACAACTACATTCTGAAGAACAGTTATATATGGGAAGGTAATATTCCTTCGGATATTTACTATGAATTACAATTGGTAGAGTAACAAAATATTCGGGGAGGATATCAAAATGCCGAATGAGAACTTTTCTTTTCCCGGAAACGGGGCGTTGCTTGTGAGTTGGGATTTCACAAAAGGTCGAGATAATGATCTTATTTTGGTCGCTCAGAAAGACTCAAAAGAGCCGAATGGTTTGAAGATTGTAAACGCTATTTCGGGCCCACAGGCCATGGGTATTTACAAAAGGCTGGTGACGAAAGTTGGAAGACCAGACTAAGTCCTGCGACAACTGCAAGCTTGGTTTGGGCGGTGATATGTGCCGCCACAATTACGAGTTGGAGTGCAGAGATGACGAATACCAGTTATGGGAGGAGAAAGAGGAATGATCGACGTTACTGAGTTATTCCGAAACGGAGATTGGGCGGCGATCAACGATATCATACGAGAGATCAAGCAAAGCAGGGAGGAAGACAATGCGCATTGTGAATTTGGGATTTGAAATCCTCGATCCGGCTCCGTTCGACCGAAACGCCGGTTTATATTTGTACCGGAAGATCGAACGGGCGGCAAGAACGTGCTATCGGTCGGAAGACCTGATGACGGAAGACAGCGCTGTGAGAATGGTGAAGATGCTTGTGGAGCGCGGGCATGAAGCGATGCTGGAACATGCTGACGTCTCGGTGCGGTTTACCGTAGACAGAGGAATTACGCACGAGCTTGTTCGGTACCGACATTGTAGCCCTGCGCAGGAAAGCACGCGGTACTGCAACTATTCCAAGGACAAGTTCGGCGGCGAGATCAGTTATATTCCGCTTGAGGAACAACTCGAACGGTATAACCTAAACGAAGACCAAATCGACGAGATCGCACGCATCTGGACCTGTGCCTGCGCTGACGCTGAAGTGTATTACAACGAAATGATTCAGGTCGGAGCTCCACCTGAGATCGCAAGGTCGGTGTTGAATCATTCCACGGCTTCCTCTATTGTCGTCAAAACGAACCTTCGTGAATGGCGGCATATTTTTATGGAACGAGCCGTTGGTATTCACGGAAAGCCGCATCCGGAGATACATATGGTCATGGTGAGACTTCTGGGTGCGTTCAACGAGTGTATGCCCGAGGTGTTCGGGGATATTTGGACTTGGGGCGAATGATATAGAGAAAGGGGTAAAACAAAATGGAAAATCAGAATAACGGAGTTTATATTTTTGGAGTAGATCTAGCTGGAAATGATATGAAAGAGGGAGTAACTATGGATCAGTACAACAACACTATTTTTACAGCCGATGAGACTGAAAACAAAAATTTGAAGCCGGTCACCACTTGGGCGAAGACACGGACGGGTGGTAATTCTGACCCGAATATGAAGAAGTTGACGCGGATCATTCTCGACGTCATCAACGCTTATGGGTTCCTCCCCCAGTCTTATATTTCGCTGGAATACAAGACGAAGTGGTACGCGGGAAACGGCAATAGGGAGCGCGTCGAGCAAGACCCGGTTACGGAGCGCGCGTACAAGATGTTCCGCACGATTCGGGGGATTACCGACTTTACTCCTTATCGCATCCGCGGGCGTCTGGCGGTGAAGGATAAGGAAACGGGACGGGTGTTTAAGTAGTTTATATTTTGGTAGGTTCGGGCGTCTGTGCTGAGAGTTTATGAGAGGGTACGGACGCCCTTTATATTTGTAAGGAGGGTTTGGAAATGACGATCAATGAGTATCAGAAGCTGGCGATGCGCACGGCACCGAAGAGATTCGAGAGCCGTGAGGAGATGCTTCTGAATGGCGTAATGGGGCTTTGCGGCGAGGCTGGTGAGGCCCTTGAGATATTGAAGAAGGTGCGCTATCAAGGCCACAAGATGGACTGGAGGCATGTAGAGCGCGAATTGGGAGACGTGGCGTGGTATCTGGCAATGTGCGCTACGGCGTGCGGGAGATCGCTGGAGAGTATTTTGGAGATGAACATCGAAAAGCTGCGAAGAAGGTATCCAAATGGGTTCAGCTCGGAAAAAAGCGAGCATAGAGTGGAGGGCGATCTGTGAAGATCATTCGAAAGGGTAGGCCTATAAGGAAGTATACATACGTTTTTTTATGTCATGATTGCGAATCTATATTTGAGCTTGATGAAAGGGAACTTCCGGAAGTCTTTCGTGATCGATCTATTCATAGGTATGGGATTTATTACTGCACCTGTCCTGTTTGTGGAGAACCTACTTTATGGTGTTGCAAGGAAGTGAGGTATCATAATGAAGATAATTAAAGAAGGCGATCCCAAGACAAGGGAGAATGTTGTTCGGCGTTTTGAATGCCAGACTTGTGGGTGTATATTTGACGCGAATGGGAATGAGTATGAAGTTGACGAATGGTATATGAAAGATGTGAATAGGAATAAGACTATCATACTAAGGGCTTGGTCAGCTTGCCCCATGTGTGATGGATTGTGTGCTAATTATATTCATGCTGAGTGTCCTTGACCAGGGGCATGATTGCAGGTTATATTTTCCTGAAATCTGCTCGATTTTTCTGCCCACTTTTGCCCGGAAAAAATGGGCTGTGACCACTTTTATTTGGGCTTTTTATGGTTTTGCGGGGTTTGAAAAACGGTCAAAGCCCAAAAAAAGTGGGCTTTTGCCCACTTTTGGAAACTAAAAGTGGGCAGAGAAATATTAACTATATGTTAAGAAATGCCCTATTTTGCCCGTTTTCGTATCGTTTTTCGGTAATTTTTGACACAAAAAAGTCATATTGGCCAAAAGCCCACTTTTTATCACTATTTATTTAAGAAAATTAAAAAATTAAAAATTATATATAATATAGGGAATAAAAGTGGGCTTTTGGCCACAGCTTGCTTTTTCCCAGATTTTGTGCTAAAATTTATGTATCTTATATTTAAGGAGTGTGTTTTATGGGGAAGCGCAGAGAGGAGCGGATCATACACAACGCGATCGGGGATGAGGTTCATATTTTCGGGAACGACGAACTGCGGGTAAAGAAACTTGACCCAACGATCTGGCTCCCGAGCGATGACCAGTGGTGTCCGCGATGCCACACCCGTCTCCCCCACTTCGTCGTTGACGGAGAAGGATATTATGAATGCGATTGTGGGTGGAGCATCACGGATGAAGAAGTCGAGAACGGCGACGGATATCCGTCCGAGGAATCGACGTATGAAGACGACTATGGTGATTATTATGGTGGGAACGACTGGGAAGAAGACGAAGAGTATGACGAGGAAGACGAGGAAGACGAGGAATAGGGCTTAAAGAGAGGTAAGGCTCGCGTGAGAAGCGCGGGTCTTATTTTTTAGGAGGGATTCGATGAATCAGTATGCTACGATCGTCGTTTTGAAGTTGGACGAACAAATACGGGTCGTGGAATTTCACGCTCCATATGGTAACAAGTGGGAGTTTGATTTGGATATTTTGAAAGATTCGATCTCTTCTTATATCGAATCTGTGCAGGATTCCGATCTCGATCAATTGATCGTCGATGTTTCGGAGTCTATGGGGTTGAAGTACATCGTGTCCAGAGCCGACTTTGTGGTTAATATTTGAGTTGCATAGTGAGGCCGTCTTAAAAACACGGCCTCTTCTTTTTAGTTCGCGAAAAATACATAGACTATTATGAGAGAGAAGGTGTTTTTTTCACACCTTCTTTTTGTTTTGGAGAAGCGTCCGCCTTCGCGGTTCTCTCGAAAAAAATTATATATTTTCCTGACGCGAGCGCACAACACCCGCGTTGGCGGGCACTTCTTCAATTCCACGGCTCCGGCTTTATATTTTGGATCGGCTTTACCATCACCCCCGACACCTCCTTTCCCCAATAAACGACCTTTTGTAAAGCCGGAGCTTTTATATTTTGAGGTGATCCTATGGCGAAAAAACTTGAGCGTGATTTTCAGGCTTCCTTGATCAGGGAGCTCAAGGAGCGCTTTCCCGGATGCATGGTGATGAAACTGGATTCTTCTTATATTCAGGGCGTCCCCGACCTGCTGATCCTCTACAACGACAAGTGGGCGACGCTGGAATGTAAGAAGAAGTTCGACGCCAAACAAAGGCCGAACCAGCTTTACTATGTGAACAGAATGGAGGCGATGTCTTTTTCGAGATTTATATTTCCAGAGAACAGAGAGGAGGTATTGAATGAGCTTCAACAAGCATTTGGAGTTGGAGGGTAAACACGCACTACTGTCACCAAGCAAATATCATTGGCTCAACTACAACGACGATGATCTTTTGTCCGCTTACAAGTCCAGCTATGCGCAGGCGATTGGGACTTCGCTGCACGAACTGGCGGCTGATCTCATCAAAGAGCGTATCAAGATGAACCGGAACGACAAGCATCTTGTATTGCATCACCTTTTGTCGTCCGGCATTCCCAGATGGGTCATCGACCTCGATTTATATTTTACCAATTTGATGACCTACGTGAACGACGCGATCGGATTCCGAATGAAACCAGAAGTGATTCTTGCGTATTCGGATTTTTGTTTCGGCACCGCAGACGCGATCTCTTTCCGAAATGATATTTTGCGCGTTCACGATTTGAAGACGGGTTCGAGGCCTGCCCAC